ATGGCATCAATAACAAAAAGAAATGGCAAATGGCGGGTACAAATTCGCCGAAAAGGCGTGTCAAAGTCAGAACAATTCCGCACCAAAGCAGAAGCTATCGCATGGGCGGATGAAATTGAAACAAAAATCAAAAACGGTAGATACAACACCGGCATTCCCTACATGACATTTGCCGAAGTTATCGACAAATACATTAAAGAAGTGAGCCGACATAAAAAGAGCTATCGTGAAGAGCGACTACGCCTCTTTCGTCTCATGGATATGCCGATTGGCAGAGTATTACTACAAGATTTATCAGAAAATGACTTTATTTTATGGCGTGATGAACGATTAGCAAAAGTCAGTGCTGCCAGTGTTTTAAGGGAATGGAACACGCTATCGCATATTATGACAATGTCATGCGGTGAATGGAAATTTTTAAAAGAAAACCCACTCAAAAATGTGCGAAAACCCAAAACACCAAAAGAACGCTCTCGCCGCTATTCGGATCAAGAAATTGAACGGCTTGTGTTTGTTTCCGGCTATGATTTATCACACGCCCCCATAACCAAACAAAGCAGAGCAGCGGCAGCAATGCTTTTTGCCATTGAAACCGCTATGCGTGCCGGTGAAATTTGCGGGGCAAAATGGGAACATTTGAATGCACAAAATCGGATTTTACATATCCCTACAAGTAAAAATGGTCATCCCCGCAATGTGCCGTTATCTTCCAAAGCTATGGAAATTATCAAAAATCTTGCTTTAATCAAAACGCAAGATTGTGACTTAATCTTTCAATTAAATACAAGATCCCTTGATGCGAATTTCAGAATATTGAAAGAAAGGGCAGGGCTTGCGGAGGCAGATTTGCATTTTCACGACACACGCCGCGAAGCATTGAGCCGTTTATCTGAAAAAGTAGATGTGATGACTTTGGCAAAAATTTCGGGGCATAGAGACATCAAAATTTTATTGAATACCTACTATGCCCCGAAAATGGAAGATGTCGTGAAGTTGCTAGACTAAAACATCTTTCTGCGTTGTTGGCGATGTTTCGCATATTGCACGATCTCGCCAACAAAATATCGAACTTGGTTTGTGGGTTGATTTAAATCACGCTGTGACGGAACTTGAACCGGACGAGGAAAAAAAGGATCAGCCGCCACTTCACGCATATGTCTTACTGTGTAACCAAAATATTCAGCCACCTGATTAATATCCCACAATTCCTTACTATTTTCATGAATAGCTTGACGGGCCAACAAGCCCTCAAGCTCCACTAATTTTTCCATCACTTGTTCATTTGTTACCATAGCTTGCCCCTAGTAATTTACTTCGTCCTACTCGTCGCAAATCCCCTTCTTTCACAAACACCCCATCAATCATTTTTCCCTTACGGTCTTTGATTTGATTGTAGGCGAATTTTAAACATTCAGCACATCCCAAGTATTTATAATCTGCGATAGATAAAATAGAACCAAAAACCCGTAACAAAGATTTTTCTATATTTATTGAGCCTAATTTACTTTCAAGATGTGCAATCGAATAAGCTAGGTCAGAAATATGAATTGAAAAATCTAAAATATAGTCCTCTACTGAATATTCTCCTTTTATTGAAAAATTGTTTATTGCATCCTCAAAATTAATTTTGCAATTTAATTGTTTATTTAAAATAATAAGCACTACTTCACAATCACCAATGCTGTCTTTTATCTGCTCAATATTATTTTTAGAAATTCCTCCGCAAAGCTCGCCAAATTCTTCCATCAATTTAATAAATTGTTTTTGTGGTGTTGAGCCCTCAATCAAATTGCGATCTTCCGCCCATTGTTCAATGTTTTTGATAAGTTGTTTTAAATCTGCCATTTTCATACTCTCTAATTTATTTATTCAACTGTGCCAAAATTTCGTCCACTGGATTTAAAATTGCAACATTATGATCTTCTCGATCATATCCAATAAATGGAATGAGTAATTCATTACTCCTCGGTCTATCACATAACATGTTTATAACAATAAGACCATCCTCGGTAACATTCATCATTGTTCCCTTTCTTGATGAATTAAAATGGATAAAGTCAGCACCATCTTCAAAAACGTCACATTCTGAAAATCCTTCAACAAATTTATAATCTATATAGACTGTTTTATAGCCAACTTTATTTTTACGTGTATTAACTACTGCAACATCTAATTTTAAAAACTTACTCATTTTTAACCTCACTTTTACCTAATTTTTACCTAATTAACCCTAAAATCCCCCAAACTCTCACCCCAACCAAAGGCTTGAGCCAAAGGAATTTTTACTTCTTCGATGAAAACATGGTTGTTTTCACAACAAATCCACCGATAGTCATTAAGCCGTAACCTTCCATATTTGATTAACATATCAATTTGACGAGGTTTTAATGGAAAACCGATAGGCAACATCAATTGCTTTACTTGTTGTTCAATTTTTAAACGGTTACAGTTACTGACACAAGTCCAAGCGGCGCGCTGCGCCTTGTTTGTTTCGATAGACTCCGAATCGGCAGGCGTGGAAAGCACACCGCCTTTCTTAATCACCCAATTTTTAACTTTGGTGATAATGGTTTTTAAACTAAATCTGTTTTTCACCCCCACAATTTTCTTTCTTGTTTCGCCGTATTTATTCGGCTCGGTTTCTTCATACTCAATGCAAATTGGCTGATCGCAACGTTTCACCATTGCCCCGCCTTGCACATTGACATAACTTGCAAAGCAGCTAACATCAGCCACCGCACGTCCGGTGTCTAATACATCATCATCGGCAACAGAAGCCATTGCCTTATCTATCTTGCGTAATTCACGCCATACAGAAATAGGTGGTGTGCCGTAGAATTGAAATTGACGAATGCCCCAAAGATTCGCCCAAGCACTCACACGCACCACGTTTTCACGCAAGGTTAAATCTTCCACTTCATCTGATTTTTCATTTGCCTGTTTGCCGGCATAGATATTTTTTGCGATATATTTCGCAATGTAGCCGATGGCAGAACCTTTTTCAGGGTCGATTTCTTCAATTTTGCAACGGTATTTTTTAGCACCAAATTCATTGCCATTGAGAGCCAATGCTTTTTTACGGAAAAGTTCATTTGCGGTTTCTTTGTGTTCTGGTGCGACATAAATCAATAAATGCCAGTGCGGTGTTCCATCATGGTGTGGCTCAACACCGCGATAACCAAAAAAGCCAATATCACGTTTGGCGAATTGCGCACGCAACTGCGCCCATGCTTTTGTTAAATAACGTTGCGTGTCACGAGGGCTTGCTCCTTCCCATTTTTTATTGTTCTGTCCGTTACTATGTACTGCGTGAAAAGATGACGGAGCAGTCCACGTCCAAAATAACGGCACAAAATTATGACGGTTTGCCCAATCATCTATGCCACGTAATTCATTAATCATTTCATTCCATTTAATCGCAGGATTACTAGATGAACGTTTCCACATATCAATCAATGGCATTTGTTCCGTTGCATCTTCAAGATTTTCAAGCACCATCTGTTCAAGAAATGCCATGGTTTCCGCACGTTGCGCACGGTAATCACTCAACGCACTTTGCGAAACATAAGGGCTGACTTTTGCCGAAACTGCACCACAACCAATTTCAACATGTTCTTTTAATCGTTTTTGTGCGGTTTTTAACTGGCGAAACCAATGTTTTTCACAGACGGATTTCTGTAAATCAATGTCGATTTTGTTCACATCTAAAAAAGGATTCTCAAGAAAGGCATGCCAGTTCTTGAGTGGAAAACCAATGTCCGCACAGACTTCACCGCATAAGCGGTACATCTCATACGCAAGATCAGCAAAGTCATCAAGCGTGATTTCACCTTTTGCCTTGCGTTCCGCTTGTTCATTGACAAAATCCGACTGCAAACGGGAAAACAATAAAGCGAGTTTGTATGCCATTTCTTTTAACTGCGGCTCACTTAACAAATAAAATGGCAACTGCGGAATAGGTTTACCTTTATTAAGCGCAACCGCACGGGAATAGGTATCACGTTCGGCAAGCCAATCAAGGCTAATGTGATAATGTTGAAAAACCGCCTTTAATCGTTTGGTTAAAATTTCGCGTAAATAACTATTGGCATAAGCCGCTTGTTTATTGCCAAATTTAAACCCGATAGAACTGTCATCACCGACCGAATCAAAGGCACGTAACCAAACATTCCGAAAATGTTCACGTTGACGTTTGCGTGGCAGAACAGAAAGCAGTTTTTCAACATAATCAAACTGGTTTGGTGCAGCAGAAAATAACGCCATTTGCGCACTGGTTGCCTGTGCATGGTCTAAAGTGCGGTTGATTTTGACCGCACTTTCCATCATCAACGCACGTGCTTCTGCCATCGCATTTTCACGCTTGGCAAGATTAAGATCACGTTCTGCTACCCAGTTCATCATTGAATCCTTAAATCGCTTTAAGCGTAGGCATAAGTCTCTTGGATTTCAGCAATGCGTTTCACTTCGTCGTAGATGCCAGCTAATCTAGCGGCAATGTCGGCAAGTGATGTCACATCTTCATCCATAATTTCGCAGTACACGAGCGTATCAACCACCCCAAACAAGTCTTTACACACCTGTTCTCCGTTGCATACAATGCCTGTTGGCGTGTGTTCAATTTTGCACACCGTATAATTTTGGTTTTCATTCAGTTTGAGTTGGTAATTATTTGATAACTCAATAATGTGTTCTTGCATTTGATAGTTCCTCTTTATCTAACTTTATAAATATCAAGCGGTTGCCTGATTTATCCCGTTTTAAATAGCGTGGCGTACTCATATTGGCAATTGTGCTGGGTAGCACACCGAATTTTTTGCTTAACTCTTCCGCCGTGCCGTCTCCCAAATTGATGTCGCCCTTATATGCCGCATAAATTTGTACTTTTCTTGCCATTTTTCTGCCCTTATAAAAGTTTTTCCAACCACTCGGCCAACCAATTCAATGCGGCATACAGCACCGCTGCCAACAACATCAACCCAATCACCGCCACAATAAAGCCCACAATCACATCAATCATTTTCTATTTGCTCTCCAGTTTGCCCATTCGCTATGTTTTTCTAATAATTTTTGATGTTCTTCTGCCGCCTCATTGCCACATCTCATAAACTCTCCAAAAGCGGTGATTGCCTGTTCATCATCGCCTTTTTGGCGGAAATAAATGTAAGCAAAGAGTTTTTCTTGCGCGATCTCTCGCTTTTTGTAGAATTCTTGAGATTCAAAAATACCGAGTGCTGCCGGTGTAAAAATAACGGTTGCCATTTATTCCCCTCGATTTTTGTCTATTTGTAAAAACTCCCGTTTAGTCACAAGCGGTGGGGCAATCTCTTTTCCGATATAACGAATTAACTCAAGCATTCCCGCAATTTTTAACTGCCCATCCATCTTGTAATCGCTAAGTTTTAAGCCTTGCGAATGCACATTGATTTTGTCGGATGCCAACAAAATATCTTCGCCCATATATGCTTTATCGCCGGCAAGTTTTAGAAAAAAGGCTTTTGCTTTTGGCGAGGCATCATCAAAATGAGCTTCCACTCGAAACTTGCTTTTATTTGCAACATGGCGTGCTTCCCCCCAACTGCGGATTTGTTCCATCTGAATGTTGTTTAATCGGCAATAAATCTGTGCTGGGCATTCTTCTTCATTGCCAGTGAGATAAGGCATAATTGGCATATATCCCCCTTCGTTTATTTCCCCGTGACGAAATCAACCCATTTCTTAAACCAACGTTTCACAGGGTTTCGCCATCTCGCCATTTCTAATTCCGCCACACGATCATGCAAGGATTCGTTTAATAAAACCTGTTGCGCATTTAAGCCGACTTGATGTGTGATATGACGTTCCAACACCTTCACTTTCAGCTCCAATGCTTTCACGGTTTTGTTTAATTGCCACACATTCACCCGTTCACGTTTACGAGTATTACGGCTGTCGTAGGTATATTTTTTGCTTGTCATTTGCTCAAACTCCTAAATTTGGGTTGCAAAAATCCTGTCGATTGATTTTCATCAAACGACAAGGGTTAAAAATTAAAGGGAAAATTAACGATTAATCGGTGGCGATTTCTAACTGACGATCATCAATTAGCTTTAACGGCTTATTCGCCATCAACGCCTCTGGGCGTTCGTTATAAGTCGGCGTTCTCACCCGCGTGATTTGGCTGGTGACTTTCAACTCCGTCCCGCAATTGTTGCAATAAGCAATCACATCAATCACCAACAACCCGATTTTTTCGGAAGTCCGAACCCGAATATTATTGCTTCCGCAGTTCGTACATTTATGATCTACATTCATTCACACACCTTTGTTATACTTATTTATGATTTGCCTACATATAAGGAGCTACAATGCCTAAAAAATACGATCTCAATAAACTCATTGAATTACAGAAAGAAATTATCAAGCTCGCAGACCCTTTAACTTCAGAAGATTTAGCTAAGATAGGATTTGTTTTGTTAAATCTTCGAGCCGTTTACGAGTTTGATTTATCTCACCCTCAACCCCCTCGGGTAATTCGTGCGTTGGATCAAGAAATGCCAGTGATTTTAAAAGCGTTGCAAGATTATCTTGAATCATCAGCAAATTAGCCTGATGTTGTAACAATCTCCCCTCGGCAAGCCTTGCCTCTTCCCGCAAACGGAATAAGGATTCAAGCCATTCCGTCCTTTTTTTGGGGCTATGATGAACATTATTTGTTTGAAACACCTGCTTAATGCTTAACAATTCTTCCTCAAATTGGGCTATGCCAGCTTTTTTCACATAGGTCAGGGCATAGTCCAACATTCTGATGTCTTGTTCGCTAAACGTTTTTTTTACTTGCTCCGCCCATTTATATTCTTTTTGTTGGAAATAACAGGCAAAATCACCGACACATTTATGCGTATTATCATCTGTATATAAAGCAGATTTACGCTCATAAGCCTTTAACAAATTGCGTTTGGCTCGTTCAAAGTCGATTTCGGCTTTTGCACCTTCCAATCCATGCTTTTCGATAACTTTAAATAGGCAATCTGCGACCATTAAATCATGGTCGCTCATTGATTTTTCTAGCCATTTAAGGCTTTTTTCTTTAAATGCTATTTCACACATACACACACCCTTTCTTCTACTCAAAAACCTTTCTCAATTGTTCATCAACATTGTTTGCCATAATGCCTATGCCAAAATGTGTACTAACACACCTGAAAGAAAAACAACTAACGCTGCGATATACGCTATGTTTAAACGATTATTAAATTTCATCATTAATTGGTCTCTCTTTGCCGCCATCTCCACCCTCACTTTTATCTTATTGAGTGATAATCCTACGCTAACAATACAAAACTATGCGTTTACGCAAGGTCACCTTCGTTGGTTTATTGGTTTACTGATGGCGCTGTTTACTTATAAAGAACGCCATTACATCAAAAACGAAATTGAGCGTTTTGTTCGTTGGATTAAAGCGCTTTAGCTTTCTTCTCAAAAACCTTTCTCAACCCGTCATAAATCGTCTGCCAATCCACATCCGGTCGCAATTCTGTTGGATTCACTTCAAAATTTGTGGCTTGCAGAATGGGCGGAATATATTTCACGTCCATGTTTGCACCAGAACGCCATTTAAAGACCGTTGGCTGACTTACATCGCAAGCTTTAGCAACAATAGCCTGACTTCCACATATTTTAGTTGCAGCTATCACTCCTGAATTCATAATAATACCATAAGTTATTAATCTTAATTGCATATTAATAGCTAAAGTTATTATTGTCAATAACTAATAGTTTATTTATTTTTATAACTTAGGTTATATAATTAAAACTAAGGAGAATATTTATGACCACTTTAGCAGACCGACTTGCAACTCTTATGGCTGAAAAAGGCTTATCACAGGCTGAATTAGCACGAATGATAGGTATAAAACAGCCATCTGTTTTTAAGATCTTGAGCGGTCAAACATTAAATCCTAAAAACATCGTTGAAATTGCGACCGCACTTGGTGTGAACGTGCATTGGCTGAAAACAGGGGAAGGGGAGCGAGAAGTTAACGATAAAGTAATCACCGCACTTTATACGGAAGAACAGGACGAGCAACATCATTTACGGGTTGATTTATTAGATGTGCAGTTGGCGGCAAATTCAACAGGCATAATTAATAGTGATTATCCGGAAGTGTTGTCCCGCCTTTATTTCACAGAAGAAGGCGTGCAACGTTTACTCGGACGAACAACAACACAAGGGATTTATCTCTTTAGCGTGCCGACCGACAGTATGATGCCGACCATTATGCCCGATGATTTAGTGTTTATTGATACCAAAATTAATGAATATATAGGTGATGGGGTTTATGCCTTTAATCTGAACGGCGAACTCTATATTAAACGCCTACAACGTTTGCCGACCGGTATTTTTCGGGCGTTAAGTGATAATCCGCTTTACCCCCCGTTTGATATTACAGACGAATTATTCGACACCGCTGTGATTATTGGCAAGTTTATTCGGGCGGTAGAGTTGAAAGCGAAGGTGTTGTGATGAAACATTTTGTTTATATGAATTGGCATAAAGAAGTGAATGCCTATACGTTGGAGAATCACAAAGAAAACGATGATTATTTTATTGGCTATGTTTCGCAGAAAAAACGGGTGATAACTTTTCGCAAAGATAGAATTATCAAAGAATTCTTAAATTATGAAGATGCACAAAATTATGCGGAGAACTTACCTGCAGAAATATTTGACCTGTTTGATAGAAAACTAAATGAAATAAAAAGCACACCAACTACACCAATTCAACATCCTCTCACTTTTTGTTTCACAGGCTTTGGAAAATCGCAAAAGCAAGCATTGATGACTTTAACCTCTGAAGTTGGGTTACGAGCTATCACCGATGTTACATCAAAGTGTGATTATTTAGTCATGTGTGAAAACTCAAAAACGATTGGACCGGCAAAATTAGCAAAAGCACAGTCATTTGGCATAAAACTGATTTATGAAAATCAGTTTTTTCATTTAATTGAAACAGGGGAGATTCCCGAATGAAAAAATTATTTGTATTAACGCTTTGTGCGATAGCGGTAACAGGTTGTAAAACTGAAATTGAGAAAGATGTGTCATTAAATACATTGCTTAATGAACCCATCAAAACTGAAACAGCTTTATTGAATGTAGAAGTATCTGCCTGCGGTGCTCGCGAAGATAGTCGAAAACCATCTGATAGCTTAATCAAAATTCAACAAAAGATACCTGCTGTGTTCACTCAAGCTAAATACAAGGAGTGCTATCAACAAAATATGAACTCTTACGCTAGTTTTGAGATCCCTATCGGTATAGGCGTTGCGCCTGAAACTGGTGAAATTAAAGATGAAATTACCATTTATAGTGTAGGTGATAGAAAACTGAATGTAAGAACAGATCAACAGTTAGCAAAAAGAATCCGTGATTTTGTCAAATCGGAATATATTTCTAATTTGGAAATGATCGTGTCATTGAATGTGATTAACGATACACAACAAGATCAATCTTTCACAGTGCTTTCGTCTTATATTGAGGGGATGCCCGTATCTTATTTCCCTAATTTTCCTTTAAAAAAAGGTGAAAAAGTTAATATCCGTTTATCAAATGTAGCGGCGGATATGTTATGGAAAAATGAAAATCAAAAATTAAATTACACAACAATTTTGACTACACCATTCAATCTTAATGAAATTTCAAAATGAAAAAACTTCCCCTCATTTTAACCGCACTTTTTCTGATTTCTTCCCCTGTACTTGCCAAGGGGAAGAAAGCGGATGCGGAGCAATTTAGTTGTAATGATGGCAAACGCACCTGCAAAGATATGGATAATTGCGATGATGCCAAATTTCATTTACACCAGTGTGGTATGAAAAAACTTGACCGTGATCGTGATGGTGTGCCTTGTGAGAGTATTTGTGGATAGGGGAACGGATGAATATAGATCGTAAATTACAAAATTGTGTATTACAATTTTTGAAAATGTCCTATGATAATTTTTTGGAAGATCGTTTTATTTATGCAGCTTGCATTGATGGTATTGGTATTCCTGAATTTGAAGATTATGGAGCACAACTTGCGTTTTATTCATCCATCAAAATTGATAAAACCACAATAAAACATTTGCGCGAAAATCTTACTTATCTGACTGCTCACGAATTATTAGAGAAAAAAGGCTCAAGTTATCGCATTACACACAAAGGCATTGATTTTATAGAAGATGACGGCGGATTATCCGCCATTCTAAATATATCAACGATAAAACTTCATCCTAGCACTTTAGATTTAATCACTGCGGCGATTGATGGTTCAAGCCTAAACCCAAGCGATAAGCAGAAAATGATTGATCAGCTAAAATCGCTTCCTGCCGATGCCATAAAACAAATTCTGACGGAATTAGTGAATAAGGGAGTGGGTTATCTACCGGCATTATTCGCATCACTTTGTACGTAGTATAGAGTCCTTCTTTTCCGTGTTTTTCCAATACAGCCACTCCGATGTCCTTGCCTAAATTCAAGCAAAACCCTTCGGCTTGGCTGTTAATATTAAAAAATGTGCCGTTGGTATGAAATAAAACGCTTTTTATCATGCCCATTTCATTTTTCCTCTTTCTTTACTGCTACTTCTTCCGCCTCAACCTTCAACTCACACTCCACCTGCGAAGTATAACCATCTTTAGAAATACTATGCGAAACCTTAGTAATTAACCAATCCGTCCCATCAATTTCTTGTTTAAACCCGTTCAACTGCACTGGTGTTTCCGGCATTAAATCCGGTATGCCGTAGGCGAGGGTGATGCTAAAACTTGCGACCCCACGTTTGAGCTTATCAAAAGCGGATTTTGCCGCATTGATTGCGGAGGCTTCTGTGGCGTAGGTGTGGCGTAGGGTTTTGATTTGATCGCTATTGCTTGTTACCGGCTCTTGTTGTTCAACGCTGTTGTATTTCCGCTTGCTCAATCGTCTGCCTTTCACCGTACCGTTTTTCAGCGTTCTGCCTTTTGTCATCCGCTGTTTTTTCACAATCTTGGTGTTGGCATCAACGATGAGCTCGCCCCGTTTGCCGGTGTCCGTATTGTGCCAATAGGCACGCACGGCTTTGTAATTATCGCTTTCGGCAATGCTGAAATTGTAGCTGTCGCCTTCCGATTTAGTGATTTGAACCGCTGGAATGGGGTTGCCTGTGGCGGTTTTGGCTGCGCCCAATGGCATAAACAGCAACACGCCATTTTTCACCGTTGCCATTGCGCCATATTCTTCTGCAAGGCGTGTCAGTAAATTAATGTCGCTTTCGTTGGTTTGGTCAATGTGCGAAATGGTTTGTTCGGTATATTCTTTGGCACATTGGCTTTCCAATTTATTTTCTTTGGCGATTTGGTCAATCAATGCACCCAATTTTATGCCGTGAAATGACCGCTCTTTTTGTTCTCTCAAACTGCCCTTTAAATCTGCCGCACGAGCGCGAATAGTGAGGCTATCCGGCGCACCGGAAAACTGCACTTCATCAACCAAATATTTTCCTTTATCAATCAACGGCTCACCTTGCCAGCCTATCGCCACTTGAATGGTAGCATTGCGAGGGGGAAGGGCGAGTTTGCCGTCGTGGTCGGAAAGCTGCAAATCAAGCATATCCGCTTCAAAGCCCCGATTGTCCTCAATCTGCATACTCATTAAACGGTCAGCGACAGTTTGGGTGATGTCGTTCTTCTGTTTGTCCTGTGTGATCACCACTACAGAAAATTTAGGTGTGCGGTGATTGGTGGCAAACTCAAACATTAAAATGCTCCCATTATATTTTGCGCAAGCTCAATCAATAGTGGATCATCAGTACGTTTTAAATTAAGGGTAAAATCAATGGCGCGTGCCGTGCCATCTCCAAATAGTTCGGTTCGGGTTTCTTGGATTGATTCGATGACAAAGAACCCCATCACCATAAAATTTGCCCCTTCAATCAGCGGAAATGCCGCACCGCTTTCCGCCATTAATTCCAACATGGTAAGGCTTAATGTTCCACCCGTGATTTCAGGAATGAGTCTGCCACTAATCGTGACGGTTTCAGAATCTTTGCCGGTAAACTGGGTTTTCGGCATTTGCCCCACAACGGAATTGGTGGGATGTCGCCACGATGATTGACGGTCAAAACTTTGAAAAGGCACGGTTTGACGGGTAAACACAAACACGCCAAGGGCAGCAAGGGCGGAGTTTTGAAGCATGATACTATCCTTCGGATTGAGATTTATCAGAAGTCTTGATTGTCATACTAACAAGCAAAACATCAATGAAAACGAGCCAACCCCAACCCTCAATTCTATGATACATCAGGAACGCTGCAAAACCTGACACGGCAATAATGGAAAGAAAATAGAAAAGAAAAATAAATACAGATTTCATTGAGAACCTCATAAAAAGTGCGGTCAAAAAATCCCTTGATTTCTGACCGCTCTTGATTAGTGAAAAAGAAAAGCAATGCTAAAGATAACAATCAGCCAAAAGCAGAGAAGTGCGGCCAACAAAATGCGCCAAATCACATAACGGGGTTTTGCCATTAAATAATCAATCACTTTCTGTCTCATTTCGTTCTCTCGCTTTTTCCCGCCATTGCATAAGCTCGCTAAATGTCATCTCGTCAAAGGCTTGTGGTTGCCAGTGGAAAATCAGGGCAATATCTGCCATGGCATCTTCCACCGTGGCAGCGATTAAGATTACTCGGTCGGATCTTCCGTTTCCGAGTTCTTCCCTAAAAAACCGACAGCCGCCGCAGATAATTCGGTGAAATCTGCCACTTCCATAGTGTCAAAATCAGCTTTGTGTAAAACAGGTTGTGTTACGCGCGGCAATAATTTTTGCAATGAATCGACATCCATTTGCAACACATCAAACATTTTCAAGCCTTTTAGTGCCGGCACAGTGGGTTTAATCACGGTGATGTCGGTGATTTTCTTGTCACCACGTATAATCGGCAAGCTAAGTGTAATAATTTTTGAGGTTTCGTTTTTCATAACATAATTTCCGTTTTTAAATTGGAAATTTCCAAAAATAATGTGGAAATTTCCAAGAGTGAATAAATGCCCCTTTCGGGGCAAGGTGTGTGAAATTAAATGCCGATGGCTGCACGGTGTTCCGCTAAGCGGTCTTTACCGTCCACGATAAACACGGAATTGAGCAGATCAATTTCGATAATATCTTTGCCGTTTTCGATGATTTTGTAATAAGTCAAAGGCACAGTGTAGCTTTGTTCGGTGTCATCGCCCGATTTACTGGTGCCATTGTCGATTTCACCAAAACGACCACGCATAACAAGTTCAATACTGGTGACTTCTTCGGTGTCATCTTGTTGATATGCACCGGCAAAACGTAGCGGTGTGCCGTCAATCGCTCCGCCAAATTGTTTCAAAAGCTCGGTCATATAACCGCCCATTTTGAATTGTGCTTCAAGGGCTTCAACACCGAGATTGACTTTAACCGGTCCGAACATACCGCCGGCACGGTATTCTTCCAGTTTTAAAGCGAGTTTAGGTTGAGTGATTTCGGTGACTTGACCACGATAGGAATTGCCGTCAGCCAAGAAATTCATCAGTTTTAATTTACTGGGTAAAGCCATTTGTTACGCTCCTACTTTTGCGATGTTGGCTGCAAATTCAACCAAATATTCATCGCTGATATATTGGTTAAAGCCAAGCTGTTCTAATGGTGGCACAGGGCAGTAATCATAAGAGACAATCAATTTCGCATCTTTTAAGGTTGCTGCGGTGTTTAATTCAGGATTGATAAAGGCTTTGCCGCCAACCAAATAACCTTTCGCCACAAACTCACGCCATTTCGCATTGATTGCTTCCACAATCTCTTTTACAAGATTGACGGAAATATCTTTATCTACCGCCCAATCGAATGATTGCGCAATAGTGTCTTTCAGCACTTGTGCGGTGCGGGTGTAGTTTTCGTAGATGAACAATTTGTCGGCAGAACAGGTACGCAAGCCCCAGAATTTGTAGCCGTTGTAATTGATACAAGCGGTAATGCCTTGTTCATTGAGATAATTCACATCCGTTGCGGAATCATTAATATCAAAGGAAAGTGGCTTAGTAACACCTGTCACACCGTTTAAGCCTTTGTTTGAAATGGAGGTATGCCAGCCAAATTCTTTGTCTTGATACGCACGCATCGCTGCAGCGCGGGTAACGGCATAGTCAATTTCTGTCTGTTTGGTATGCGGGTTGAAGGAAAGGAAGTCACCAAAAATCAACATCAATTCACGTTGCGAGAATTGGCGGCGATAAGTAACGGCTTGTTCTTTTGTGTTGCAACCGTAGCAAGAGGCATAGACAAAACCGTTGAGTTTTTGCGCTACGCTAATTAATTCAGTGGTGACATCTTGCGAATCATATTTCGGTACACAGAAAATGCGGGGTTTAACACCACAAACGGCGGCAGATACTAAAAAGGCTTTCAAGCCGGTGTAATTGCCTTCATCATCCACACCGCCGATCACGTTGGCTTTCATTTGTGATTCATCGTCACTTTCTTCCACACGGATCACAATGACTTTACAATTGACAATATCTAAAATGCCGTCTAATGCACGGGAAAGTGTGCCGGTTTTGCCTGCTTTGGCAATCATTGACGGTGTAATGCCGGTGAGTAAGGTCGGTTTATTGAGTGGGAAGGTGTCATTGTCTGCATCAGGTGCTGTCGCAACTAAGCCAATGACGGCAGTGGATGATGTCGTCAAGGTGCGCAAGGCTTCGGAAATTTCCGTAACTTTGACACCGTGTAGATATTCTTCAGACATAATTTAGCCCTATGGTTTCAGATTGAAATATAAAAAAGCAAGGCTATTTTGTCGGAAGCTGTGAGGGAGTGCGAGTGGGGGAAAGTGTGAGGGGATAATTAACAAAATGCGGTCAGTTTTGACCGCATTTTTTGTTATGCAAAATCCTGCGGATATTGTTTGCGCAAAATCTCGCTTTCATAGGCTGTTTTACAGTGATTTTTGTCAAAGAACAGCCCATTAATCACACGATATAACACACGCCAACGTTTTTTAGGCTTACTTTGCGTTAAAATAGTGCGACGATAAGTGCGGCTAGATAACGTTTCATCTGCACCGCCGCCTGTGACTGCATTGAAGAGTTGGTCAATCGCAATAATGACGTGATAACCCCAATTCTTCATTTTTTGTTTTATAGTTTTTGCCATTGTTCAATCTCCTGTTCAATTTTGTCTAAGTCTTCCAATGTTTCAGCTTGCTCAATATGGGTTTCAAAATTTTGTTTAATCGCAAAAAGTTTACCCATGACGATAGCGAATAAATCTGCTTTTTCGATGACTTTCTTTTTCAGCTCTTCAATATTTTCTAAGTCGTCGCGACCTTCAAAAATTGCCGTTAAAATCATTTCTGGCAATTCATTTCGTGCCTCTCGCTCTTGGCGGTAAAAACTGTCAATCTCGGCTTGGGAATAGCCTTGCAGATACTGTGCTTTGAATTGGTCGGTTTTATCCGCAATGCGTTGTAAGAGGGCGGTTTTGCGTTGGGTGAAAAGTGCGGTTATTTTGGTTTTTGAAATAATCCACGTCTTACCGTTCCAGTCGTGTTCTTCCGAGGGGCGTTTTTCAACCAATCTAAATTTACTTTTAAAAAAAACCGCACTTTTTCTTGCTAATTCGCTTTCATCTTCAACTTCCGCCAAGAAATAATCTTCTAGATTTTCCGGTTCCGGAAATATAACGAATTGTGAAATATCACTTTTTAAAAAATAAACTTTCATTTTTAAACTCCTACCACGACTTTTTTTATAACCGGTTTTCTTGCGCCACTTGGCGTTAGTGTAAGTGCTCGACCGGATTTTGTGAGTTTTACAGCCATTGAAAAATTGTAGTCTCCACTCGCACCCCCTGCATCTTGGTCGCCAATATGTGTGTTGTTGCAGTTGCCAATCGGTGCGGATAACCACATGTCGTTGATTGTTCCCGCTCCCGTTGATTTCGTTACACATACAAACAATGTGCCGGTATCAGCAGGCAAATTAACGGTTATTGCATTATTGCTTGAGCCTTGCCATAACAATTGTTCATTTGTTTTTATATCATCAAGTAATGCAACCGTGCCGCCTTTTTTCCTCAAAGAAACCGTATTAATATTTGTTCCGTTTGCTTCCCTATACACGATAGTTAGCATGCTCTCTGCGGAGTGGGGATTCCCTTCAAATCTGACATAGCGACCCGATAAATTTTTTAGGTTGAATCCAGCCCAATCCGAACCATCTAGAATCATCCCCGGTGCGACAAGTGTTTTATTTGAGTAAACAGAATTCGCAAGTAATTCTAATGCGGTGTTGTCTGTGTAGTTGACTACAACAACATCATTACTCGTACTATTTCGTAGCCCGACAGCATATTTATTCACTCCGTTTCTTTGACCTTTAAGCAATGAATCAGTCGTATCAATGATTAAATTTCCTGTCATTGTGCCGCCTGTTCTCATGAGCGCACTATTTAATGATGCGCCGTATTTGGTCACGACATCCCCTTTAGTCCACAACCTTGACTCATCAAGAGAGGCATTAAATTCAGCGGCATTGGGTTTGCCACCTAAATGTAAACCACCATTATTATTGAAACCGATAGCGCATATTTCATTGCCAATCACTGAATCGCCACTTAAGTGAATTTTCTTCGACCAGTTATTGCCACCTATTCGATAGACTTCTCCCGAACTGTTAATTCCCAGCATTCCGCTCATCGTATCGCCCGATTTTGACACTTTGTCTAAGCCGTCGATACGTTTCCAGTCATTCCAACCTTGATTAGCATTTCTGCCTCGTGCGTAAATATGATTGACATCAAAGGGGGTATAAAGCTGTTGTGCGCCATAACCCGAGCTTCCCGTTACTATCAACATCCCCGCTTGTTGTATCGGATAATGTCGATCCGATGTTGAGTTGGAATTTAAAGATTGCCCGTAAATACCGGAGGCTGTAAAACTGTTTAAATCCTCGTTTGATAACGCAAGTCCAAATGCACGTCTATTTGCATTGTTGTTAGCATTATCAGCCGCATTTTTCGCTTCCACGGCTTTATCATAAGCCGTTTTAGCTGCTAAACTTGTCGCCACCGTATCAGATGACGCACTATTAACCGCATTGGATTTTTTGCTGTTGGGAATGTAGTTATCCAACAAACGCCGCAATCCGTCATAAAGCCCTTTGAGTTTTTTAATCGCTTTTAATGTCGGGGCTTTGGTTTCATCATCGCTGTTGTCGTCATTTGAGAGCTGAACAATACCGGCTTTTTCCGTATTCGCACGATCAATTTCGTGAGTGTGACCACTTTCATCAAATCCGTTTTGTGTTTCTGCGGTGATAGTTTTAGGGTTTAGTTGTTGGCGTGTAACAAAAATCACGCTGTGATCAATGCTCAATGTGACTGCATCTGATGATGAAACTTTGAGAATCATGCGTAATACTTGAACTTTTCCGCTACCACTGCTTTCGGTCGGTTTAAAACTTTCTGGGCAGTTGGCATAGGCAACCAGTTTGTTTTGATTATCAAATACGCCCATTTCGCGAATATAGAAACCGCCCACATTTTCAGGAATGGTCAGTTCGACAACCACTTGTTTATTGTTGCGAGGATCGAGCGAAACTGCACTTACCGGCGCACGGTGTTTTTCACGTGCAAGTGCGGTGCGATTGGCTGTTGGGGTAACGACTTGTCCGTTCCCGTCACCCACGGCAAAGGTGGTGAGTTGTAACGGCTGTTTACTGCTTAATGCGTTGGCAAAAGCGGTTGTGCCGTAATCCGTCAAAATTGCAAAATATTGTGAAGCCATAATTATCCTTGTGGGTAAATGGTGATAACTTCGCCCTCTTGTTGCCCGACAAATGTGTTAAGTGAGCCGGTAGGCGAGATAGCGATAGCAAGCTGTATTAAGTGGCGTGAGACAGGTTTTACATCATTGACCAGTCGCACTAATTCGTTATAAGTTTGTTCGTTTAATCCGCTTTCAGGGACTTCAACAGTAAGACTAAATGTACCGGGTCTGCCTTGTGGTTTGGCGTTAAACCACTCCGTTAATTCGATAAGATAACCGATAGGTTCAATCACCCGTTTAACGGCGGCAATCGTGCCTTTGTGTTTATGTACAAAGTAGGATTGTTTGATCGCAATACGTTTTACTTCTTCTGTCCAATGTTCGTTCCATTTATCAACGGAAAACGCCCATGCAAGATAGGGGAGCAGTTCAACAGGGCAGCGGTCAGGATTGATTAAATCCGCAATAATGATGGGATTTTCAACCGCACTTTTGAGAATTTTCGCCGCCCGTTTTTCAAGGGGTGTCGAACCGATAGGCAATAAATGATTAGTAATCATCACTGGTTACTACCTCAAGATGAATGTCGGTACAATAAGCGGATTTTGAGCTTGGTAGCACAATGTCGGCAGAGGGACTTAATAGTTCCACACGTTGCACCCCCTCTAAATGTAATGCGGCATAAATACCGGAAAGGCTAATATCACGACCTAATCGGCGTTTTTCTTCGGTGTAAGCGGTGAGTTTTTTCAAGGCTTCCGCTTTGATAGGTTCATATTCAGGCCCACGGTATAAATGCAATTTTGCCCGAATATTGTAAGAGTGAATCACCGCACTTTGCACTGTCACCCGATCACCAATCGGGCGGATATTTTCATCATTGAGTTTTTTACGTACGGCATTTAATACTTGTTCGCTTGCCGTGCCTTGCCCGATTCGGCTTAAAATGGTGACAGTCACTTGTGCCGGTTCGGGTGAAATAACGGAAACATCGGCCACTTCCGGATGCGCCGATAAGGCGTGAAACACATAAGCGGAACGAGGCCCAGCGACAGAAAGCCCCTCAAAAGCTAGTTGAGTACGCAAACGTAGCGAGGTGTCATCTTCTAAAATAGCGAGTATTTTAGGTGTTACGCTGTTGTCTTCCGTTTGAATAATTTGTCGTTGTACATTGAAGTTAGCAGCAATGACATCAAGATCCGAACCGGTTGCATACGCTAACATAGTCGCTTGTGCCGCTTGGTTAATGCGGGAGCGTTCAAGCAATTGCAGATAAACGACTTCTTGTAAAAGTTTAGTGATAGGTTCGCTTTCAAGGTTTAATCGTGCGCGCCAAAAATCCTGTTCTTCTTGCGGGAAAAGGGCGATAAATTCCGCTTTTCGTTCAGTAAGCAAGGTTTCAAAATTTAAGTCTTCAAGCACTTTGGGTGCATTAAGTTTGGATAAATCGACAAGTTCGCTCATTGTTTGCCACCGAGTAAGAGTTGTTCGTTGCGAATTTCTTGGTTATTTTTGCGATAACGCACGACATAGCTTGCGGTAATGCCGCGTTCGGTTAGTTGCGGTTTAAATTGCGTAATCTGTACACGGGGTTCCCATCGGTTGATCGCCGTAACGGCGCAAGCGGCAAGCTGTAGTAATAAAACGGTGTTAATCGGTCGGTCAATCAACATCGGAATCAAGCTGCCATATTCCCGCCGCTGAATTCGTGAGCCAATGGGCGTGAGTAAAATATCGGCGATAGATTGTTTGATATGCGAACTTTCATCAGTTAAGCGTTCACCGGTGTATCTATTCATCATTAAACTTTTGCGGTTGTGGTTCTTGCTCTTTCGCCTTGGGCGATGTGTACGTGATTTTGCAGGCTGATTGCTCCGCCTTTAATATCACCGCTTGCCGTTACGCTGCCTTGTGTGCTGATATTGCCTTTTGTGGTGCTTGTACCGCTAGTTGAGAGTGAGCCGTTAATATTGACATTACCTTTGATGTTCACTGTCGGGCAGAAAATATCAATTTGTTCACTGGCATTGATAAAGGCGGATTTTATCCCGGCCACATTTAATCGCCCACTTGCTTGGTTGTATTCAATGGTTGCGCCGTCGGCAAATTGAATGACGTGCAAATCGGGTGAATGGCTTGGGCTGTTTTGCGTGTAAAGCCCAACCAGCACACAAGCCGTGGTAAATTCACCGCTTGCCGCTAAAATCACACATTGCTCGTTCACAGTCGGCGGCGACCACGTTTTTGTCGTGCCGGCACGGAGCGTAATAAAAGGTAAAAAATCTGTCAGAATTTGACCGCTCTTTACCCGCACACGGGCTGTCGCATAATCTACTTCGGCAATGGTGCCAAAACGAATCAGGTTATCTAATCGGCGGTTGAATTCGGCGGACATAAAGCCTTTTTTCAGTTGTAATAAATAGCGTTATTGTTGGCGAGATGTGGAATAAATGCGAGGGTGGGGAAGTGTGAATTTTGGGGTAACAAAAAAGCAAGCCTGGTTAGCTTGCTCAGTATCAGGAATTGTAGCAGTTAGGCAAGGATTTCAATGCCTTTATGTTGGACTAATGTTAAAAGTTTTAACGCTGTGCCGGTGGGTTTTTTTACCCCTCTTTCCCATTCGGAAATCATATTTTTACTCACGTTAAGATAATGAGCAAAGACTGTTTGTGAAACACGCTCTTTTTCTCGAATAGCTTTGATTTCGTCCGGTGTAAATGTTGGCACAGGCGTTATACATAATTCATCAAATTTTTTCATGGTTTTTTTGTCCATTAATCCGGCTTCGTGTAAATCTGCCGCATTCTCATGGATCATTGCTAATAATTCACTCATTTTTTACCTCCGGTAACACTTCAATAAGTAACCCGTTTTGGATTTGTAACTCAATTTGTTGCGGTGTAAATGTTGCATAAACTTTGGCTAATTCTTTCAGTGCGGTAAGTTCTTGCGGTGAAATATTATCACGCACATTTTTACTAATTCCGGCAACAAAATAGTTATTTTCATTAATACGATAAAAGATAAAGGAACGGAAACCACCACTGCGCCCTTGACCTTCCCTTGCGAGACGTTGCTTAATAATATTGCCTCCTAAATCGGCATCAATTAAACCTTGTTCTGCTCGCATGATCGCTTTGAGTAGCTCGTTATCTAAAATATGGTTTTTTTGTGCGAATTTATCAAAGGCTTTGGTTTTAAAAATTCTCATTAGTGGTTCATTTTGTCATCTTTAAGAGTATATTAGCAAATTAATAAGCCCACTTCAATAAAAAGGGCTTTCGCCCTTTGGTTAAACACGATCTCGTAAAATGCTCCGTGAACGTGCTTGTTCTTGGTTTTGGATTTGCCTAAATTTTTGTTCAATAATGCGTCCAATATCTTTTTCATTCATGCCCGGGGCAGCATTGATGGTGATTTGCACATTCATCGGCTGTGCAACTTGAGTAGTAACAGGACGTGCGGAAATTGGCGACCGGTGATCTACTTGCACCGGTGCGGCTGTGGCGACACTGATACCTAACCCGCCTGCAATCAAGGCTTGTTTGCCGTAATTGAGGGCGTTTAGGGTGTGAATGCCAAGGCGTGAGGTCGCCTCTTTTGTCATCACATATTCGCCACCGTGAACGATGCCCATCGGTTGATATTTGCCACCGTTGCCAGTGTAACCGCCTTTAGAAAATCCTGTCATTGCTGCCATCTCTGCCGTTTTTTGGATTTGTTCTGCATGTTGTTTTGACACAAGCGTTGTGGCAATATCACTTACGCTTGGCATATTATCAACAACCCACTTGATACTATCCATCACCCATTGCAGCGGTTTAGTGACTAAATCAATACCTGCAGCAAGCCATTCACCGAATTTTTTCCCCGCACTTGCGGCGGCATCTAGATCATCTCTGGTGCTTTGAACCGGTGAGAGTAAATCAGTAAACCATTTTACTGCTTTTTCAATCCAACCGACCACAACACCAAACAGATCGCCCAACGGCTTGAATTTTTCAATGACAGGGGCTAGACCTGATTTTAGACCTTCCCAAAAGCCACCAAAGAAACGTTTTACTTTTTCCCAATTTTTATAAATTAATATACCTGCTCCTACAAAAGCAGAAACTAATAACCCGATAGGAGAAAGTAAGAAACCTAATAGAGAACCGATTCCCAGTAAGATCATTCTAATTGGCGAAAATGCTACTCTAAGAATGGTTTTTAATACATTAAGCCAAAATGATAGATTTTTTGCATTTTTAACGATATTGATGAATGCCGTTGGAATTTTTTTTAATGTGCTATAAAACGCAATAGATTTTCCGATGATTGTCGTTTTTGTTCCTGATAAGGCATTGATTGTTGTTTTATAAGAAAACAAATGTTTGTTGGCAATAATGCTTGATAGTGACACTTTTTTCAGTGTTTGGTTAAATAAACCGCTTACACCGGTCAAGTGACCTAATTCTAAAATTAAGCGTGCAACCGGATAAAATAAAAAACTCATAGCAAAACTTAATGCACCTAGTGCTGTGATTGTCATTGCAATGGCAGCAGCCCATTTCAAAATTTTAGCAGTAAGTTCAGGATTGGCTTTTATCCATTCGTTTACTTTTCTGATTAATTCTGTGAATGATTGAGTAAGTCCACGTATATCAGTTTCAATTGTTTTGTAAATTGCAATACCAACGGATTCACGAGCAGATTCAAGACTTTTCAGATCACCTATTAAGTTGTCAGCCATCACTTTTGCCACTTGTTCAGCTCGACCGGCAGAGTTTTTTAATTTTTCGGTCATTTCCTGAATACCGTTAATACCGGCTTGATTGACTAATTCAACCATTGCTGTTGCGGCTTCTGTTCCAAAAATGGCTTTGTAATATGCCATTCTGTCGCCTGATCCCATTTTGGCGGTTTTACGCTCTATATCCACTAGGATATCGGTCAGCGCACGCATATTACCCTTACTATCTTTTGCGGAGACACCAAGTTTGGCTAATGCTTTGGCTGCTTGTTTCGGTGGTCCAGCAAGGCGTAACATGGCTGAACGTAATGATGTACCGGCTTGAGAGCCTTTAATCCCTACATTCCCTAATAATCCCACCATGGCTGACATGGTTTCAAAATTTTGTCCAGTGGAAACAGCGTTAGGACCAAGATATTTCATTGTGTCCCCCAAGGTTTCAAGCGTTGTATTAGTGCTTGAAAAAGTGGCTGTAAGTACATCCGACACTCTTCCAAATTCATTTGTTGGAATTTTGAATCCTGATGAAATATCTGAAGCAATATCCGTTACTCGACCCAAATCGTCCATTCCGGAAGCAATAGCCATATTTAAAGTATGTGGGGTTGCTTCCAGTATTTCTTGATCATTGAATCCAGCCATTGCTAAATATCCTTGACCTTGAGCAACTTGCCCTGATGTAAATTGGGTTTTTGAACCTAAATCAATTGCCTGCTCTCTTAGTTTTTCAATCCTTTTAAGATCTTCCTCTTTTGTTTTATCTAAATTTGTTAAAGCAATAACTTTAGAGAAATCTTTTTCAAAGTCTAATGCTGGTTTCAACATAATCCCTGCGACAGCATTTCCCGCCGTACCCGCAATGACAGAACGTTGTCCAAAGGTTCGGAGTTGATCGCTTTTATTCTTAATATTATTGACACTATTTCGATAAGCCTGATTTCTTGCTTGCCGTTGTTGCAATTTTTTCATTGCCGCATTTTGTTTTTCAATTGCAGCAGTGGCTTGATTGATTTTGTCTTTAAGTTTTTGTTGGCTTTCTTTGAATTTTGAAGTATCAAAACCACCCTGTTTTAAAGATTGGCGTAATTGATTTAATTTTCTACGCTGACTTTCTTGTGCTTGCGCCATTTTATGAGCCGACTTATGAGCGGCTTCCACTTGGCGTTTTAATGCAGCGGTAGGGTTTGCCGTATTCCGTAATTGTTCGGTTAATTTTTTGGCTTTCTCACGGGCATTAACTAATTCCTGATTATTTTTTTGCAGTGAGTTTTGTAATTTTTTGAAAGAATCTGCCGTTTTTTCTTGCTGTTTTAATTTGTTCAATTCCCCCGTTGCCCCTTTTACCGCTTTATCTAATTTTTCAATCTGTTTTTGTACACCACGCAACGGCGTTGTTATTTTATCAACGGCTTCTAAAATAAACTTGAGTTCTAAATTTTTCATCATTTACTCGCTTTTTCTTGACATTTCAGAAATAAAGGTTAAATAATAGGCAAACTAAATAAGGAGAGAACTATGGAAATTTTTGTTTTGCTCATTGTTGTACCTATTGTTATCGGGCTATTTGTTGCGTTTGGTGCGGCTGTTTTTGCAGTGATCAGTTCTCTTATTATTGGTGCAATTTCACTGGCTGTCAGTTTTTGGTATGTAACGCTTTCTATAATGCTCGTATTCCTTGCTCCGATAGTTTATTTAAATGGTTGGTTGGCTTGGTTTTTAATTCCTCTCGCTATTGTAGCCATGGCTGTTTTCTTTGCCCCACTATCAGAAGAACAAAAAGCCAAAATTCAACGAGCAAAAGAATCGTTGAAAAATTCCTAGATACTTAATTGCTGTAATATCAGCTTTTCAATTTCAGCCACATCATCATTCCCAAAGCCCAACAATTCCCGTTGGGCGTATTGCACTTTAAAATCCTTGTTTTTTGACGGGCTTGATTTCAACCCGTATTGATGCACTGCCGCAATGGCTGCACCTGAGCCGTTAAATCCCACCGAAACTTCATTGCCATTCGACCGCACTTTTAAATGCTTGGTGGTGCGGAGCTTGGCAAACATGGCTTTGCGTTTGATTCGTCCTTGCTTTTGCCTGAAATTTTTACGGGGTTTACGGGGTTCAAATGCCGAACCATCGGGATTTTGTTGTCGTGCAATGCGTGCCGATTGGCTTTTTCTTAACGCTTGCCCGATGTTGCGTGCCAGTTGTCTTCGAGCCTGTGGCGACAGATTATTGACAAGGGCGGTCAATTTCCCTTGGATTTCTTGTACCGTTGCCATCATGCTTTACCCTCAAAAATCAAATTATCCCAAGTCTGCAAATAAACTTTTACCAAGCGTGGATCCTCAAGTACCGGTTCTTTTGCATAATTCAGTTGCACGCTGTCGCCGTCTTTTTTTGAGATCACACGCTCGGTGAGTTTGATTTCAAAACTGATGTCTGCGGTGTCGTTATTGTTGTAATCCACCTGAAACTTAAAGGAATTTTCACGCAGTTGGGGATTTTCAAAGATTTCCGGTTGATTGGTGCGTAGATAGGCAATCATCGGCACAACCAATGAAGCAATGTCACCGGCATAATCGGTCACAATGATGTTCAGTGTGTAGCGATATTCAAAACTAAATGAGCTTGCTCCGGTAGCGATGATTTGTCCGCCATCCGTGTAGAGCTGTAATTTGTCGGGATTTTCAATAAAATCCGGCAAACTTTGCTCAAGGATTTTGCGCAGTTGGTTGGGCTTTTTCATTTTCTAACATTCCGTTGGCGTTTTTCTTCCTGTTCTTGGCATATCACGCAACGGGTGACACCCTGAATGGTTTGGCGGCGTTTTTCGGGAATGGGGGCATCGCAATCTTCACAGTAAAGTCGGCTGACTGCCTTAAACGTGCGGTGTTTTTTCAGGGCGATTTCACGTGCCATTTCTTCAAGTTGTTGTGCACGGTCAAATTGATCAGTCATTGGTTTTTTCCTTTTGATTAAAATCTTCAATACATTTTTTTAAGCTGTGATTTTCAACCACGCATAAATTTAAACGGTGCTGTGCCTGTTGGTAGGCTTCCGCCAGTTCGCCGTTGGTGCGGATTTGTGGCGAAAATTGACCGCACTCTGCCGTTTGTGGGCAGAGTATCGGTTGTTTAATGATTTGCGGAGCCGTTGAGCACGCCGCGCACGCTGTCAGGAATAGGGCTGTCAGCCCAAGTTTGATGTTGTTTAAGTGCATTTTTTAGATCCTGTGTTTGTTGGGTTTGTTGATGTTTTAGGGCATTAACGGCTTGGGTCAGTTGCTTTTGCTGTTCGGCAAACTGTTGCACGTGTTCATTTAATGCCATGTAAGAAGCCTGCCATTTGGCTTTGAGCTGTTCTTCTTTCACCATTTCAGCGTGCCAGTGATTGGCTTGCCAACCTTGAAACAAGATGAGCAGTAAGAGCAGCAACGGGCCAACTAATAACACCCATTTTTCTTCTGAACTTAAGAAGTTAAACATAGGGCTTTCTCCTGTTGTCGGCGTTCAATTAAACCTTTTAGCGGTTTTCCATTTGCATAAATCCAACGTTCAAACTGACCGCACATAGCTTTGCTGTAACCTTTTCTTGCCATTTTAAAAAGCGTGCTGTTTTTGAGTTTGCCACATCCAACATTGAAGGTGATCGAGGTTAAGGCATCAAATGCCCCTTGGGGCATGGCTTGCCCGTTGGCATAAGTGTTGACGCATTTTTCCGCCTGTTGTACGCCTTTGGCAAAAGCATTGGCGATTTCTTTGTCAGTGTAAATTTTGTTGGGAATAATTTTTTCTACGGCTTCCGTTGTGCCAATGCCAAAGGTTAGGACATCAGCAGGGCAGTGATAGGGCTTTCGTTGGCAGCCTTCGGCATTGCCAATGAGCAATAATCCTTTTTCCGAGGTGCGGATCTCATTGCCGTGTAAAGCCACGGTTAAACCAACAATGGCGGCGATACCACACGCCCATTTAGCGCTTTTTCTTATCATGGAGTTTTCCTTCTACTTCTAATTTTCTTAATTCAAAATCTTTTTTCTTGTAATACCAATTCACCACCCATGTAGCGATGGTGACGATAATCCCGACGATAACGCCGACATCGGCAAGCGTAACATTGCTGAACATATTGCTGATAAATCCCATAAATGCGGTAAATCCGCTTGATACATAAGGTGCGTGGCTTTGAATATCTTTCATTTTTAGCTCCAAAGTTGCAGCGTATCTTGTGCCACGCTGATTTTTTCGGCGTTAGGATCGGGCAAATTCACTTCTGTGCCGATAGGGATTATTGGCAAGTGCATTAAATGCGGATTCAGTTCGCATGCGATTTCTAAATAACCTTGGCTTTTTCCCAAATGTCGATAAACAATGGCATCGAGATTGTCATTTTGTTGTGCGAGAACTTTCATTAGATCAGCTCCACGTCAATTCTTCGGCGTTTCAACATATCGCTAATAGCAAAACGGGCATCTCGGCGGAGTTGGTCGATGCTGTCTTTAAGTTGTTCCATTTTCTTTTCGCCCTCATGGGTGCTGTCGTAGCTGGCATAGCGTTCGTATAAATTGGCAACGGCAAGGCAAATGACGGCACGTTGATAACGTTGCACCAAAATGCTTTCGTCATTTATGCGTGGAGCCGGAATACTTTCCAAATGACCGTATTTATCATTTTCCAGTTGAAATGCGCTCAATTCTTCATTGACCGATGCCATCGCCTCAATCAGAGAATCTTTTAAGCGAAATTCGGTGACTGTGCCGTCAAGTCGCATTTGATTACGGCATTGCGAAATCGACAAATCAGGGAAAAAGGGTTCATTACTAATTAAATCATCGGTGTTAGGGTAGGTTTCGACCTGTTTTTGCACTGCGCCCATTTCATAATCGGGGGCAAGTTTGATTGAGATTGCACCGTCTGACATTGTGTTTACCTATAAAAAAGCGGGGTGGGGATTCATCAAGTGCGGTGTAAATTTAAGAAAACTTGACCGCACTTTGAATCCGCCCCGCGGCTGCGTGGTTTGTTTGGGTTATCGGAAAATCATTCCGTAAAGCACAATAAATGCGCTTGCTAAATACAATTTAAGAATTAAACTGTCGTAAGATTTTTTATTCATAGGATTTCCCATGTCGAAAGATAAATTAATTGTTGCTATCAATTATTTCGGTAGTTTTTGTATTGGTGTACTTGAATTTATCGCACGAGGTGATACAAAAACATTTGAGATATTTGGATATTCAATTAACACGCAACAAATTCATTTTCTTTCAATGATGATTTTTATGTATTTGACCTTGTTGAATTGGTCAATGGTTTCCAAATGTTTAAAAAGAATCTTGTCTAAATTCCTTTAAATTAAGATTCAGCCTTTTCAAGCTGTTTTCTTAATTTTTTGATTTCACCTTTTACGCCGATTTTTTGATCTAAACCGAGGGCTGATTCAAGGTATTGCAAGGCTTGTTCGGGATTTTTTGCTGCAGTAAGCAATCCCAATTCACGCAATAATCTCGCTCGGCTTTCGTCCGGCATATCGCAATCGGTGGTAATGCGGTTTGCCTGTTCCAAATATGCCACGTTAAAAGGTTGATTTGCCGCTTGTGCCGCTTTGGCTGCATCGGCAAATTCTTCGGCGATAAGTGTGCCTAAGGTTCGGCTGAAGGGTTCAGGCAGTCGCAAATCGTGAAAAACGGCATAGTCGGCAATGGTTAAGGCAAGGTGATATTCGCCACAGTCAATCGCCCAGACACACCACGTCATCACCACATTATCTTGTTTGCCTGTGCCGGCAGATAATGCCCCTTCAAGCCAAGGCAGATAATCCGGCAAAATGCGTTTTTTAAAGGCTGCTTTACGCACCGTGGATTGAATTTGTTTCAAATCCTTTTTGTGGCGGGCAAGCAAGCGGAGCATTTTGTCGTATTCGCTAAATTGGCTTAAATCCTCGGTTTCTGCCGCATTGGCTAAAGCGGCAGAGACTTCCAGGAAATGACGTTTAGTTGGGCGCATTGGCTTATTCCGTTGTGCCGTTAGTGGTTTCGGTAGCCGGTGCATCAACAATCCGGATGTTTTTCGCCAATGCCACTGCTTCATAGTTTTCGACCACGTATGCTTCATTTGAAGATAAATAGTCTTCCACTCGGTTGCGTTCCGGCTTGTCTTTAAAGTGACGGCGCACTTTGCCTTCTTGGACGTAGATTGACAAGTTATCCAATGCGGTAATCAGCACCGTGCCTTTCGGGAAATACGGCACAGACACCGCCTGTAAACCGCCCACCCGTTTTTGACTGATGACCGTATCACCGGCGACTTGCTCACTTGGCTTTTCTTGGTTGATTAATGGGAAGTATTTATCCGCTAATAAATCGCTACCCATAATCGCTACTAATTTAGTGTCGTCACGGTATTGTGCGGGAATAAAGTCTTCTTTGAGGGCGAACACAAAGGCATCAAGATTTTTGTAAGTTTTCCCTGTGCCGATTTCGATTTTGCCGCTGCCTTTGGTTTCTTCCGTCATCACACGGGCTGTGGCTTTGGTTTCAATTTGATGTAACCAGCCGACATTGACATCTTGCAATAATGGGTTGGCGGTAAGGTCTGTTGTGGTTGCAACACTTGAGCCGTTAAACCCGATCATAATACGGTCGTGTGCAATGCGTTCGGCTTTGAGATTGCCAATACGGGCGGCAAAATCAGGAAATTTCGCCCAACTATCCAAGGTGGCATAGTTTAAATGGGTGTCAAAGTTGGTTTGCTCACAAGAGTAGGTGTTTTCTTCAAGACTGTGAATGTCTCTTGTTTCACGCTCTTTTTTGTTGGTATCGGTGCGGCTTGCAATCGGGCCTAATACGCCTAAACGCAAGGTCGCCCCCTTCATTTCGGTGACCATCACCACATTAATGCGTTTTAGAAAATCGGAGTTTTCCAATACGGCATTTTCGAGTTTTTGTTGAATGGTTGGCTCAACGGTGAACTGACCGCCTGCGGCAACAAATTCTACGGATTCACCATTGTCTGCAGCAACACCGGCGAAATAATGGGCTAATTTGGTTTTGGTAAATTTATTCATTTTGGCTTCCTGTGGTGATGATTAGAAGAAACGTCCGTCTGCTTCGGCTTTTTCGCCCGCCACGAGAGGGCGTTCGGTATAGTCAGCGGATGGTGTTTGTTCAAGTTGGGTAAACTTGCTTTGAATCGCTTTTTGGGTTTCTTGCATTGTGGCAAATTCCGCTTTTTGTTTTTCAAAATCGGCAGAAAGTGCGGTCAATTTTTCCAAGTTTTCTTTGGTTTGCTCGGCAAGCAATTCGATGGATTGTTCATGCACGGCAAAACGTTCATCATCGGATTTTTCTTTTTTAGCGAATAATCCTTTGATTTTTTCAAGAATAGACGGGGATTTTTCCGCTTCTTCCACAAACTCTAATTCGGTTTCAACAGCCGCGGTGAAAAGGTTGTCATCTTTTTCTTTGCGGTTATTGAGTGGGTTGGCTGTTGCACCGGCAGAGAATTTCAACATTTCGGTGCCGAGGCTTGCCGGATTATCGGTGACGGCAAGACCGACTAAATAAGCCTCGCCGGTGTCGGCAAAATTCGGATCACATTCAATGGACGTGTAGATTTTTTGGCGGTCTTTATTGAGTTTGATTAAATCTTCTGTGGGGTCGATTTGAGCCAATAACTGTAATTTACCTTCTTTGTTTTCTTCGGTTTTTAATCCAATGACATCACCATAGCATTTGGAATGCGGATCATCTTTCCACATATAACGGAATTTAAGATGTTCAAGATTGATACGTGCGCCATATTTTTTAGGGTCGTAATTTGCCGCCATTTGTTCAATCCAACTGCGATTGATCATGCGACCGTCTGTTGTTGCCCCTTCTGTTGCAACAACAAACCATTTAGAAAGTTTTGCCATCGGCTTATCCTTAGTGAATGAGTTCAATAATTGCGCCCATTCTGAAAGACTTTTCACACCTGTGCGAGTGTTTGCCATTGTTGCTTTTGGTTTCACAAAACGCCCTGAAAGACGACCGCCCTTATACTTTCTACTATGCCGTTATTAAAATTTAAGAGATAACGCATGACAGAACCTATCAACAATACACCTCAACCGGAAACCACGGCAGACACAAAACGCCAAGCACAAGTGATGTATTTTAGCGGATATAAAATTGCAGAAATATCACGTCAGTTAAATATTCCGACATCGACGATTTCCAGTTGGAAAGAGCGTGAAAAATGGGATGATTTCGCCCCTGTCGGGCGTGTTGAATTGACCCTAGAAAGTCGTTTGAATTTGCTCATTCTGAAAGAAAATAAGAGTGGGGCGGATTATAAAGAAATTGATTTACTCGGCCGCCAAATGGAACGCATGGCGCGTGTGAAAAAATATTCCTTTGGGGAAGGCAATGAAGTGGATTTAAACCCGAAACTTGCCAATCGTAACAAAGGCGAACGCAAGAAAACCGAGCCAAATGCGATCAGTCCGGAACAGGAAGAATTGTTGATTAATGGTTTTCTTGAGGGAATGTTTAACTATCAACGAGTGTGGCACAAGGCAAAAGAACATCGAATCCGCAATATTTTGAAAAGTCGTCAGATTGGGGCGACTTATTATTTTGCTCATGAAGCATTCGTTGATGCGCTGACAACGGGCCATAATCAAATCTTTCTTTCCGCCAGTAAAAAACAGGCGTTGCAGTTCCGTTCTTATATTGTCAATTATGCCAAGCAGACGGCAGACGTGGATTTAAAAGGGGAAACCATCAAACTGCCGAATGGGGCAGAATTGATTTTTTTGGGGACAAACTCCGCCACCGCCCAATCCTATCACGGCAATTTGTATTTTGATGAAGTGTTTTGGGTGCCGAAATTTGATGTGATGCGTAAAGTGGCATCGGGTATGGCGGCGCAAAAGATGTATCGTCAAACTTACTTTTCTACGCCCACTACCATTGCACACCCCGCTTATGCGTTCTTTTCCGGTAAAGCCTTTAATCGCAACCGTGCGAAATCAGAAAAAGTGGAAATTGATATTTCTCACGAAAATTTAAAAAGTGGGAAATTGTGCGCTGATCGCCAATGGAAACAGATTGTGAGCATTTACGATGCGATGGAAGGCGGGTGCAATCTGTTCAATATTGATGATTTGATTGCAGAAAATAGCAAAGAAGAGTTTGAGCAGTTGTTTTTGTGTCAATTTGCCGATGATGATAGTTCCGCCTTCAAGTTTGCCGATTTACAACTATGCCAAGTGGATAGCTGGGAAGAGTGGACGGATTATAAACCCGAATGGAAACGGCCCTTTGGCAATCGTGAGGTGTGGCTTGGTTATGACCCCGCATTCACCGGCGACCGCGCGGCACTCGCTATTGTTGCCCCGCCTAAAGTGGAAGGGGGCGACTATCGTGTGTTGCATTGGCAAACCTTTCACGGTATGGATTATGAAGCGCAAGCAAATCGAATCAAACAATTTTGTGATGATTATAACGTCACCCGTATTGTGATTGATAAAACGGGAATGGGGTCGGGCGTGTATCAAGAAGTGAGAAAATTTTACCCGATGGCGCAAGGGTTAGATTATAACGCTGATTTAAAAAATGAAATGGTGCTGAAAACGCAAAATCTCATTCAGAAACGTCGTTTGAAATTCGACGGCAAAGAAATTATTACCAGTTTTATGACAGTGAAAAAACGTACCACCGGCACGGGCAGAATCACTTACGTTTCCGACCGGTCGGAAGAAGCCAGCCACGGCGATTTATCGTGGGCGATTATGAATTGCATTTTGAATGTGCCTTATGGCTTGGGCGGTGATGTGGCAAACCAAGCGCAAACAACAATCTTTACTTTTGAATAGGATTTAACATGAAAAAATCACGTAAAAAAATGACCGCACTTTCTTCACAATCGAACGTAGAAGCCTTTAGTTTTGGTGAGCCGATTCCTGTGCTTGACCGTGCGGAAATCCTCAATTATTTCGAACCGGTGTTGATGTATCAAAAATATTACAATCCACCGATTAATTTGAGTTATCTCGCCAAGGCTATTAATGCTTCGTCCCATCACCAAAGTGCAATCACCGTGAAGAAAAACATTTTGCTTTCTACTTGCAAAACGACCGCACTTTTGCCACGCACGCAACTTGAAAAATTGGTGCAGGATTATTTAGTTTTTGGGAATGCCTACGTTGAAATTAAACGTAATTCTTTTGGTGAGGTGATCGCATTAAATGCACCACTGGCAAAATATATGAGGGTGGGTGTAGAGCAGGGTGTATTTTATCAAGTAGTAAACGGCTTTGATGAACACAAGTTTGCAAAAGGTTCGGTTTTCAATTTGGTTAATCCTGATGTGAATCAAGAAATTTATGGCGTGCCGGAATATTTGGCGGCATTACAATCCGCCTTTTTAAATGAGAGTGCGACATTATTCCGCCGTAAATATTATCTCAACGGCGCACACGCAGGGGCGATTATTTATATGACCGACCCAACACAGAACAAAGACAGTGTTGAGGCAATCAAAGAACAAATCCGACAAACCAAGGGAACGGGGAATTTTAAAAATTTATTTATCAATATTCCAGACGGAAAAAAAGATGGCATACAGGTCATTCCGCTTTCCGATGCGGTGGCAAAAGATGAATTTCTTAATATCAAAAACACGAGCCGTGATGATGTGTTAGCTGCGCACCGTGTGCCGCCGCAACTGATGGGGATTATTCCGAATAATACCGGCGGTTTTGGTGATGTTGAAAAGGCGACTAAGGTATTCTTCGTCAATGAGATTATTCCGCTACAAGAGCGGTTAAAAGAAATTAATGCGATTGTAGGAAAAGAAGTCATCACTTTCAGCGAATACAAACTGTTTGAATAAAAACAGATCCTTTTAAAATAAAAATGCCCGTGCTTACCACGGGTTTTTTATTGCCAGAACAAAGCTGTTTTTTTCTCTGATTTATTTAATTCCGCCCCTGTTTATTATATCAAACTACCCCATAACACAAAGGCGAAAACCTTATTTTTCCCCTGATTTTTAACCACTTTCACGCACGAAAAATCGCAAGCAAACCTTCGCCACGCCCGCACACTAAATGTGTGGATTTCAACGCAAATTGCGATCCTTATTAAAGCCTTTTCAGATATAGTGCCTTTTAGATCCTTTTATTTAGATCTTTCAACGCAAACCAACGCAGAAAAACGCAGTTTTTTAGATCCTTTACTAAGGAATTAGATCATTTTAAAATTTTGGGTGCAATTTAGCGTGATTTTCTACATGTTAAGGTTTTGTTTTTATTGAAAACGGAAAAATGACCCTAGGCACCAAATTTAAAAAAAAGTCGTAAGTTATTGATAAATCAATGGTTTACGGCTTTTTTATTTGTGCTTTTTTCGTTTATTTCGTCATTTTCTGCGGTGATTTTTGAAGTGTCGATCGCAGAGTTTGACGTAAATTTGACGTGGTTTGCGTATCTCAACAAATGGTCAGCGTTGAGATGTGCATAACGTTTTACCATTTCCAAGGTTTCCCAACCCCCCAAATCTTTTAGCACCATCAATGGGGTGCCATTTTGAACATGCCAGCTCGCCCAGGTGTGACGCAAATCATGGAAACGGAAATTCTCAATTTTGCACCGTTTGAGTGCGCGTTTGAAATCGTAGGCATCAATTTCGCTGATTCGTTTTCCTTTTCCACGGTGAAAGACATAAGGTGAAATACGCTCAAATGTTCGCCTTTTCAAAATAGCCATTGCTTCGCCGCCTAATAACAAAGATCTTGCTTTGCCTGATTTGGCAATATCGCTTGTTACAATGGCTACTTGTCTTTCTATGTCAATTTTATCCCATGTTAATGTGAGGATCTCACTCGCTCTTGCGCCGGTGGCGAGAGCAAATGCGCAGACATCTTTCATCCATTCCAGTTGTAATGCATTGATTAAGCTTTGCGCTTTTGTTTGGCTTATCCATCGTACTCTTATTTTAGGTTCTCTGTTGCGTGGAATGTGCGGTATGCTATCAATCCAACCTGCTTTTTGTGCAAGGGATAGTACACGCATAATAGAGGAGCGGTAACGATTTTGGGTGGAAGGAGAAATTGGCTCTTTTGTGCCTGTTTTGTGAGTGGGGAGGGCGTTTAGAATATCATCGGTTGTTAAAGAGCTAAGTAGCCGTCCTGATAATGCCTCACGCCAATATTCCACATGGCGGATTTTAGTGGTGAAATCCTTTTGCCCTTGTGAAATCTCGAGGAAACGAATTAACGCCTCTTCGATTGTTCTTTCCGGCTTTTTGTTGAGTTTTTCAACTTGCCAAAGTTCGTGTTTTAACTTGTCGTGATATTCTTGCGCGAGCCTTTTTTCAGTTGTTTTAGCAGAGCATCTAATTCTTTCTCCGCTCGGTGTGGCAATATCGATTTGCCATATCCCGTTTTTTGATTTTCTGATCGACATTTTCTTTTCTCCGAATCGCCGACCTGTATATCTCGGCATAAATTATTCTTCTTTTTCTTACTTTGTTCAAGAACTGATTTTTCTACAAGCCAAATCTTTGAAGATTTCATTTGAAAAAATCCCCATTCTTTTTTACGGGCAAAAACAGTAGAGTAGCTTAAATTCAGTAGTTTTGCCGCTTGCTTGACTGTTAATGTCTGCTCCATATTTTCTCCACTACTTCAAAATATCCGGCACCTCAACAACTTTTAGCTGTTCAGGTGTCTTGTCTTTGTACTTAAGATAATAGTTGACGATCTCGGTCGCTTGCTCTTCCGTTACAGTTCTATGAGTTTCTTGGACCACCGTCCAAATATGTCTATATTGGCATTCAAGCACGACGTATCGTGTTAATTATTTGGGCTGTTCCGGCAAAGGTTGCCAGTATGTTACGTTTGCATAAGAGTTACTTGGAAAGGTGAACCACTTATCATTAACTCTTTCTGCAACAAAAATACATAAATGATTGCAGCATAAAACTTGTTGAAAATTATCCGGCAATCTATCCTCAACACTGATCCAGCCGTTATTGTTTTCACTCATTTTTTAAGTCCTCTTTGTTTGTTAATTTCATTATTTGTTTTCCTAAAAAGCCTGTTCAATTCTATGTATAGGTGCCATTTTTCCGTCATAATCATTACCAAGTTCTAAGTGCCACGCCAAGCTGATAAATACCAACGCTATCAGTGTAATTTTTACCTTTCTAATGCTCATTTTCTGTTCCTTTTGCTGAATCTAAGGTGCAAGAAACCGCCACACGATTTTCACGGGGAAAAGTGCGGTCGGTTTTGATTAAGTTTTAGATTACTTGGTAGTTATTGGACTTTGGGTTGTAATTGTTGAGATGTTTTAGCACTCGCCAATTACTCTCATAGTCATATTGGAAATCAGCCGTGAGGCGTTTCAGGAGTTGATGAACTTCCCGAATAGTGTGCTTATATTCGTAGGCTTGTCCGTAGATTGCACCGGAATATTTTGAACCGATAGTTTCCATTGCCGGATAAATCATTCGGCAAGTTTCTGTGCCTCGTAAGGCGATAAACCATATCCACGGCAGTAGTTGAAGTTCGTACTCGGTAAATTCAAAAGTGAATTTCTTTTCGGGTTCGGGTAAGGCGAGCTGTTTTGGCTCAAGTTGATATTTTCCTGTTTTGCGGATTTGGGGTAGCACTTCTTCAAATACCCACGCTTCAAAAGGTTCAGCTTCGGGCTTTCTGCTTTTGATGATCAAGCGGTATAAATTTGGTTCGTTGATGTAAACTAATTCCTGATTTCCCTTTTCTGTAAGGGTGTAACGTTTCGTTACACCCTTTGCTTTGCAATGATCTTGCAATGCTTTACGTGAATTTGTGTAGCCTAAAATATCGCAAACGTCCGCTCCACAGAACCAATGTTCTTGATTTGGATCTGTGATAACACGAACTGCATTTGAATTAAAATTGAAAGATTGGAATTGAATTTGATTTGACATAATGTAATCCTATTACTATTTGTTGAAACAAGCCATTTTTCAGAATGGCGGTCAGGAGGCTGAAAAACCCCGTAATAGGAAAGGGCTGGACGTATTCCCCGAAGGTATTGTATTAGTCGCCCTCCCGACCATAGTCAGGATTACGGATATAAAAAAATCGCCTTGTGGCGATTAGTGAACTATCCGCCTATTACATTAAGGTTTTCAGACCTTAGGCGGATAGTAAAACAAAACCCCGTGGATTGCAACGGGGTTTTTGAAAATTTATTCATCTTCGTTTCGTCTTTGTTGTTCCAGTGTGGTTATTTTACCACGTCCGAAACCTGCGATATAACCAGCTAATAATGCACCACCAATTTTAAGCACCTCTAGAGCAAAAGCAGTATTATCTGTAAACATTGATACAAAAATAACGGCAACAACCGCAACAATAACAATACCGATAATAATATTGCGTTGTGTGTGCATTTTGGAAACTGCTTTTATTTGTTCGTTCCTGTCGCCTTTTTGTGCGTCAATGCTTGCCAGTGCAATCTTTTCATTGGATTTTATACGCTCTTGTTCAACTGCTAATTCTTTTTCTTTCACGGCTTGATTAGCTTGTTGTACTTTGACTAAATCTCGCATTGTGGCGAGAAGTTGAACGTCTGTTTGTGGCTTTGGATTCATACTATCTCAACGGGCAAAGTTGTGGTGTTTTGTAAGTGATCTGGAATGAACCGTAACCACTTGAACCGATTGTAGGTGGTACAAAAGTAACAGATTGGATATTGTTATTTACACTCGCTTTTTTCGCTTCATTCAAGTACTGCTTGGCTGAAACATTGCGAGTTTTTCTAGGAACAAGCAATTTTGTTTTAGTCATAATAAATACCTTTGGTTGTGCGAAAATCCCTTGTGAAATAGGGTTTCTATGAAAAGAGCCACTTAATGCGACTTGCTGACATTCTGTTGAAAGTGGGTTTAGTTTAGTCTGAATTGGGGGCGGTGTCAAATTTTTCAAAAGCAAAACCACTTATTAAAATGTGAGATATGCCTCAAAATTAAAATGATTTTGTTGAAGATGAAAATCGCTGTGCTATTCTTTTGATCGCCTTTGCTAACCACGAGGTATCTTTTACTGGAATGTGAATTGATTGCGTAATTTCGCCTTCGTAGGTTGCTTGGGAAACTGCCTTTATTTTTTCTTTGGCTTGCTTTGGCGTATCGGCAAAGATATTGATAACCCAAGTTTGACCCTCAAAATGATAAGTAAAGGTATATTCTTTCATTTGGTGCATAAGGAGCTCCTATGTATTTTGAAATTTATAAAGATGCGAAAGGTGAATTTCGCTGGAGATTGAAAGCAGGTAATCACCAATCTATAGCGACAAGTGGTGAAGGCTATACAACAAAGCAAAGTTGCCAACACGCCATTGGCGTTATTAAAACTGTAAATGAACAAACAGAAGTTAAAGACTTGACTGTTGCTTAAAATTTAGCCCTGTAATAACAGGGCTTTTATAAAATGAAACTGTGCATAAGAGCGGTTAGGTTAATTGCGGTTTGTATCAACAACCGGCAACTCAACAAACGCATTGAGCGGTTGTGGTGTTGTTTGTCTTTTCGTCAATCCAAGCCAATAAGTCTTTAAACTCATCGTAGTAACGGGCTTGCTTAGTTGCTTCTTTAACAACAAAGTCACGCATTTCGCTATCTGAAAGTAGCCAGTATTTTTTAACCTGTTCAATCGCTCTTAATCGGTTAGGTCTTCTAAGATTAAAATTGTCGTGTATGTACTTACAAAACAATTCAGAGAAAAACGAATAAGCTATACTGATATGCATTTCGTTCATTAATCCGCTCCTAAAATTCTGCTCTTCGCCACTTCGATCAATAGTTGATACTCGCGTTTGGTTTTCTCGTCATGTACTTTCGCCGATTTTGCTAAAAACTCATCGACTGTGCCGGTAAAACAACCTCTTGTAACGATTAAGTCATCCTTGCCATTAAACACTGTGAGTGTACCGTTCTCGGTACCGACATTACTCGCCCAGAAAATCATTTTTCGCTCGGAAACAATGGCGCAAGAACTAACCCGAGCGTTGCCATATACCCGAGCGTTGCCATATACCCGAGCGTTGCCATATACCCGAGCGTTGCCATATACCCGAGCGTTGCCATATACCTCAGCGTTGCCACATACCTCAGCGTTGCCATATACCTCAGCGTTGCCATATACCTCAGCGTTGCCATATACCTCAGCGTTGCCAAATACCCGAGCGTTGCCATATACCCGAGCGTTGCCATATACCTCAGCGTTGCCAAATACCCGAGCGTTGCCACATACCCAAGCGTTGCCAGATTGATCTAAATTTTTCTCTGCTTCGATATAGCCGCCAAGTTCGCCGGCAACTACTGCACCAAAAGAGATTAGGGCTTTAATGCGATATAGCGTTCTGCCCAAATATTCTTTGGTGTCATCTTTCAACAGTTCGTATTTCTTTTGCATTTTGTTTGTCCTATAAAAAAGCCCACGGTTAAGTGGGCGGTGTGGTTCAGAATGGGATTAGCTCATTTCCTGAATGAGCTGTTGATAATATTCTTGGGCAGCACTAACACGTTCTTTGATTTTGTCGATGATGGCGTTATCACGTTTGACGGTCACGGTAGTGATCCGTTTGTCTTGCGGAATTTGTTCGACTAAATCAATGTAGCGTTCGGGGCTATCATAACTACTGAGCATTTCGTAAGGAGTAGGGAAGAGGACAAAATCAATTTGTGCTTCTTCACAATCCCATAGCCACATATAGCCTTGCATTTGAATGTCATAACCGGCTTTTTTCGCTTTATCTTCGGCTTCGTCTGTAAAGAACGGGTGAGTGCCAATATCCCACGAGCATTTTGTATCAATAATGAGCTTGCGAGAGGGAACGTAAATATCACACTCTCCCGTGATCCATTCATTCTCTCGGCGTTCAGTGTTTTTCTTGAGGGGCAAGCCTCGTTTTCTGCCACTTAATTTAATGGCTTGTTCTTCCAGAAGATTCCCTTTTTCGGTGTATTTGTTGCCTTCAAAATCTTGATAACCGAACAGATCGAATTTAGCGATCTTTCTGACCGCACTTTTGGCGGTGTCGGAAAGTCCTTCTCCGCCTCTCTTCTGTGGCATTAAGTCAGCAAGACCTGAACATCTGGCTTTGAATTGGTACATCGTTATTCCTTATTGTTGAATGTGAGAAATTTTCCCATCGTAGTCGTGGGTGAGATCCAGTTGATATGCGCTGATAATCACAAACACGGCAAGCACAATTTTTAAACCTTTCTTGAACATTTTTTCTTCCTTTTGCTGAAATTTGGGTGCAAGAAACCGCCACACGATTTTCACGGGGAAAAGTGCGGTCGGTTTTGATTAAGTTTTAGATTACTTGGTAGTTATTAGATTTCGGGTTGTAATTCTCGAGGTGTTTTAGCACTCGCCAGTTACTCTCATAGTCGTATTTGAAATCGGCTGTAAGGCGTTTCAGTAGCTTATGAACTTCCCGAATAGTGTGCTTATATTCGTAGGCTTGTCCGTAGATTGCACCGGAATATTTTGAACCGATAGTTTCCATTGCCGGATAAATCATTCGGCAAGTTTCTGTGCCTCGTAAGGCGATAAACCATATCCACGGCAGTAGTTGAAGTTCGTACTCGGTAAATTCAAACTTGAATTTCTTTTCCGGCTCGGGCAAGGCGAGTTGTTTTGGCTGATTTTTCTCAATTAGAATTTTTTCAATTTGTTCATCACACCAAATAGCAAATTCAACATTTAACCAACGAGCAAATGGAACAGCAAGACGACGGTGTAGCCAAGTGCCTTGTTGAGATAAATCTTTACCACCTTTGATTGTTTTTACGAAGTGGGATTTCCCTACTTTGGCAGCGTTACCAGATTTTCTGGTTTCGGTCTTTTTGCAAAGGGTTTCAATATATTCTTGAGTTGTCGGTAACGTTAGCCAGTCATTAGGACGTTTATTAAAATGTTTTGCAATAGCCGTTGCATTAAGATATGCGTCATCTTGGAAGAAAACTTGAGTGCCGTTGTAATCGGCGGTGATGATATTTGTCATTTTGACTCTCCACTTGATATTTTCGATAATTCACCATTTTTCGACAAATGGTGCCGAGAGGTTCGAAAGCCTTCAAGTGGTTAGGCTGGACGTATTTCCCTTGCGGGTATTGTATTAGTCGCCCTCTCGACTTAACGAGATTTCGGCATAAAAAAGACCGCACTTTGGCGATCCGTTTACTACCGCCACTTGAAAAAGGTTTCGACACCTTGGGGCGGATAGTAGTATAAAGTGTTGGGGTTGTCAAATTAGACTTCATTTTTATCTAAAATATCAATTAAATTTTTGATGTGGTAAAGCACGATTTTGTCGTCTACCGTGTGAACCATTACATCAACAATAAAGAGTTTGTGGTAGGGGTGTTCTCGCATTACCATCGTCTGTTTAAGCTCGTTTGTTTCAAAACTCACTTTAATCGCTTTTTTAGTAAAGGCTTCGATAATAGCTTTGTCGATCTGTTTATCTGCAGCTGTAACGGCTAATTGCATTACACAACCTTTTTGCAATCCGACAATCGGTTCTTTCATTTCATCCATTTTCTTGCCGATTAGATGCTGTAATGCATTCGCTTTCATATTGTCGGCTTCAAAGTGAATATGAATACCACCATCAACTTTGATTGAGCCGATAGAAATGCTTGCTTTTGGGTCATTTGCAACAGGTTCTAAGGCGTGGCTTAGATGGCGCAATTCGCTTACATTTATATTGTCGGGCTGTGGTCGCTTTCCTTGTAGCCAGCCGTATGTTTGAGCAAGACGTTCTCCAAACTCAAAAATAGCATTGCTATGTTCAATAAGTGTGTAAGTTGCGGCAACATAAGTTCCTAACTCGACAATAATGCTACCTTTGGTAATTTGTGTAACGTAGATGTTACTATCACAAGGTTGTAAATTTTGTTCTGGTGTAGAGTTTTGAATAAAGCGTGAATATTCTTTTGAAATGCCATCTAAACTTTGACATAAGGTGGATAACTCCACTGGTTTATCATTATGTAAGTAAATTTGTAATTTCATATTCTCATCGATTACTGTAAATGGTTCTGTCATAACACGCCTCAAAATTCAGATACAAAAAAAGCCACTTAATTGTGGCTTGCCGACTTTCTGTTGAAAGTAGGCATAGTCTAGAATAAAGGGCGGTGGGTGTCAAATGTTTAGATTAGTGATTGTCGAATAATTAGCTCTTGGTGTGCTGAAATATCGTCTGATTGCAATGCACATTGTTGAATATATTTTAGATGTTCATTAACTAATATTCCACAATGAAATAATTCAGAATTACCTATTCGATTGCCCAATTCATTTTTATCAAGTTCATAAAATTCATCAAAACAAATCCAAGTATTTTTACTCAGTATAGGGTTACTATTTTGTGGCAAAAAGAATGCTTGATGCGTATTTAACTGACAACCATATTCAAGGGTATATCTCCACCCCTTTGAAGTGGTTTTAGCTACAATCAATTTTTGTGATGTCATACCCAAAATAATTAGGTATTTATCACGCTCTCCGCCATCATTAAACTTGAATTTAGGATGAAATAAGATTGAACCCAACTGAAGCATTACTTTAACACCTCAAGCAGTGCTAGACGTTCAATACTGTCCTTGTGCATTGACTCCCTATTTTGGCTTGGTAATGCTAACTCATAAGGAATTATTTCTTTCTTTTTGCCTTCAACTTCATAGATTTGATGCCACGGTAAACGTTCAAGGTGGGTTGCTTCGATCATATCATCAGCAAATGCATTTTTATATTGCTGTGCTAATGTATTAAGTATTTTTAATTCTCGTTTAGAAAAATGGGTTTGATCAAATTCAGACAAGGCATTAAATTTCAGCATTTCTTGTCTTCCTTTACGGATGGGAATTTGTTCAATTTTGATTTTAGCTAGAAAATCGGCTTCTGGCTGTTTAATTTCTTCATGTAAATCGACAGGTACAGGTCCCATTTTCCAAGCAGAATAATCAAGCCCTGTTACGGAACGCCCTACTTGTTTGTAATGCTCAAAATCAAGGAAATAAAGCAACTTAAAGAGCTTTATTTTCCCTAACTTTTCAACATTTTGAGAAAAAAAAGTAATTACTTGTAACAATTTTTCTCTATTGTGAGTGATGAGCATTGATTTTCCTCTTTTGACTAGTGTGGTTATAGTACTTAATTTTTAATTTTAAATAAAGAATAAGAATTTCTGACGTTATAGTTTCTCCAACTTCTCCAATTCGTCATACTGTTCTTTGCTGAACTCATACATCCCACTATCACACAATTCTTGTAGTGTGGTTTCACCGTTGATGATGTTTTGTTTGCATTGTTCAAAGGTTTCCTCATCAACAACTGTAATGATGTTATCCTCTTCTTTTTTGCCGCCCTCTTGCTTGTCCATTTCATCAATGCGGTATTTGTCGTTTCCATTTTCAATTTCAACCGCTCTTGCGATTTGTTCCTGACGTTCTTCCATTGGCATTTTACTGAGAACATATTTAATGGCTTTCCCAATGTACATTTCCAAATTCCACAAGGTGTAAGGCGAATAGCTGCCATTTTTCTTGCTTGGGCTGACTCCGGCAATTTGTAGGATTTTGCCAAAACTCACAAAGCGGTGAGAAATTTCATTGTTTTCTTTTGTGGAAACCAAAACGCCACGGAGATGACCTTCAACCCAAGCCGGTTCATAATCTTTTTGGTTATCAACATCAGGGATATGTTTGACGACAGTGTCAAATCCATCGCTTACCATTTCAAATTGATCGCAGTCAAAAATAGGTGTCGCACGTAAATTAATGCCGGCACGTTTGGCTAATAATTGCCATCCTTTGTAGCCAATCTGAAATTCGGCATCTTTTTTGTACTTAACGATATAAGCAAGCCCCATATTTTTATTGAGTGGCAAGTCTAATTCTGCCGCTTGTAAACCGGACTTCACAATGCTTTCAGGGGTACAATAGACAAGCGAATCATCAAGCGCCACATTGAGTAATGTGGCTGCAAATTTCTCTTTCTTGTTTGGATCTGAGAGCAAACTTTTAATTCGGCTTTGGATACCTGCACTACCAATATAATGTTTGATATCGACTTTTCGTTGTTCTATCGGCGTTAGTTTTTTTTCTTTGCTTTCTGTTTTGTTATCTGTCATTTTTCACCTCACTTAATCAGGGGCATACTCATTCATTCGTTTATCTAGACGTTGCTTTGCTACATAAGCAATAGCTCGCTCTCGCACTTCGGTGAGCTTATAAAAAGCACCGGAACCGATAGCTAAATCGTGCAATGCTAACTCTTCATCGTTGTAGGCAATGTATTCATTAATCGCATAAATAACGTTTTCATCTTCATTTTCAGCATCGGCTTTGATGGCTTCTATTTCTTGTTCGAGGGCAATTTCATAGCCGGCGAGGTTGTCTAGGTGTTCTTGATGGGCTGTGGCGAGAAAAGGTTTCATTTTGCTTGCTCCTGTGTGGCTTTTACCATTTCTGCCAACATTGCGAACATTGCCGGTTCAAGTACAATGGTGCGTGCGCTTGCACGGCGGTCTAAATGTAGGCGGATGTTGCCGTGTTTATCCACTAAATAACCGGTTAATCCATAAGGCGTGAAAGGCTTGCGATGTGGTTTTCGTGCCGGTTTTTGCAGCGTGGCTGGCTTCGGTGTTGTTCCTGTTAATTCAATTTTGGGTGATTCGGGTTTAACAGGTTTTGGTTCAATTTTTTTCATATTCGTCTTTCCTTTTTCATAATGCGGAATTTTTGTACTATTTAATAAATTGAATGAATCAATTCGTTTGTTTAAGGCGTTAATCGCAACCATTTCGTTCATAAGAGGATAAGTGCGAATTTCCCGTTTATTATTTACCCAGAGTTCACCGTGATATTTTTTCGAATCAGCATTAAAAAGAACGTGCATTTTGTAACTTTCAACTTTCATTTTTTAGCCCTCAAAGTGCGGTCAATTTCCGCTTGTTTTTGAGCGGTATAAATTCGCAGTTCTTGTTCTGCTTGTGGGGTTAAATTAGGCGGTAAGCAAAGCCCGTTTTCATACACACCGCCTTTCAGTTCGCAACGGGTTTCAAGGCTGATTTGTTCGCTGACTTCGTTATTGTGCCAGTCGGTTGGGTTGCCCCACGCTTGAGAGACACTAAAAATGGCAATCACTACGATTGCGGTGGCGAGTAAAACAAGTGCGCCTTTGCCAAGAAAGGCGAGAAATTCAAAGATTGATTTGTGCATAATGGTGTCCTTTTTCGGTGGCTCGTTAAGAAATACGGTGCGAGAGCGCATTGCGGTTTGGTTTCGTTGTTGCCGCTTACGGCGTTTTTGTCGTTTGTTCATTTTGTTTCCTTTTTAATCAATTTACTGAATTTAGGGTGCAAGAAACCGCCACACGATTTTCACGGGGAAAAGTGCGGTCGGTTTTGGTTGAGTTTTAGAAATTTATTTTGATCGCTTTTAAATCAAATTGGCGTAAGTGTTTTAGTACTCGCCAATTCGTCATTGGATCAATGTCAAAACTTGCGGTTAGTCGGTTTAAGATTTGGTTGGTTGAGCGTAGCACGCTTAAATATTCGTAAGCCTGTCCGTAAATTTGTCCGCTCATATTTGAACCTAAAACATCAAAGGCTTTTTCAATGTGTTGGAATGTGCCTACGCCACGTTTGAAAGCAAACCAGAGCCAAGCAAGTTCTTGAAGCTCATACTCGGTAAATTCAAAGGTGAATTTCTTTTCAGGTTCGGGTAAAGCAAGTTGTTTCGGTGGCTCAATCTGATTTAAGAACGCTCTGAGGACGACAAGGTGAAAAGCAGGGCTTATCCATGCAGCGTAGGCGATAACGAGTTCTTTACAGGCGTATGTGCCACCTTGTGAACCTCGAATTATTTTAAATGTACAGATCTGTACATTTGAATTTTCACTCTCAATTGCTGAAATAAGATCTTTTGTTTGATCTAAGCGAAGAAAATGAGAGGGGCGATGTTTTTCAGCTCCGCCACTAAGAGAGTGAAGATCATTTAAAGCGTAAAGGTTATCAAGAGTGCGGATTGAAGTGTTAAGAATAGTTAGATTTGACATACTTTGTTCCTTCTACGAAAAGAAATGGTGATCGAGTGGTTCGTAGGCTGAACAAAGACAGCTGGACGTATTTCCCGAAGGTATTGTATTAGTCGCCCACTCGATCATAGATTGTAAATTACCTTTTTGTACAAAAATTGTGGGAAAGAGAAAAGAGATCACAAATTTTGGACACAAAAAAATCACGCTGACGGGGTGAATTACCGCTTTGTTTATAAGGCTACGACACCTTGGAATAAATCCTACCCTTGAACGTTGGGATTGTCAAGGGTAGGGCGAGATTATGCCCGCTCCATTCCTGCGTAGGAACCAGCAAATAGCTCTTTCTGTGCTGCAACCGCTAAGAAGTGGCTGCGATCGCGATAGAGTGAATTATTGGCAACACGGTTATCAATGTTGTGGAGTAGATATTGCGGAATGCTGATATTGATTCGTTGTTTTTTTCCGAAAAATTCAGACACATCAATATCAACTAATAACCAAGTGTCGCAATACTCATAATCTTCGTGTTTTTGATATTCGGCAAAACCGAGATCTTTGATTGTAGAAAAATCAAAGCCTGTTTCTGCCATATCTTCAAGAACAAGGTGAATAGCGTCCGTTACCATTGGCAAAATATCTTCAATTTTGTCAGCGGCACTAATGCAGTGGTAAAGGTCGTTAGACAATGCGGGAACATAAAGCCCGATTGCGGTTTTATCATCTTTCGGCATTTCAACGCCGATAGTAAATAACATAAGCAAGCTCCTTGTTAGCTCGGCGGAGCTAAAGCCCCGCCGATTTTTTGATGGATTTTAAAGTTCCGATGGCTAAATCCTTTTTCGGGTGGGGAACTGGAAAGGTTTTTCCGGTTTTAGGCGAGTACCAAATTTGATGATCGCCTTTTCCCATTCGTTTGAGATAACAGCCGTGAGCTTTAAGCTCCGAGATTAAGTCAGCTGAGTGCATGCTTCCTCCTGTTGTCTTAATCTGGAAATAATTATACACACAACAAACACATGTTTCAATGAGTTTAATAATTTTAGGGAGAAATAATGCGAGTGAAACCACTCAAACCGAAGAAATGCAAAGTGTGCAGTAAAGAATTTACTCCGTTTAACTCAATGCAAAAGGCTTGTTCTCCAAAATGCGCAATAGAGCTCGTTCGAAATAACTCACAGAAAGCCCGAGAGAAAGCGGAGATGCAAAGGCTAAGGGAACGTAAGGTTAAATTAAAAAGTCGCTCAGAATGGCTGAAAGAGGCGCAATCGGTATTTAATAAATTCATTCGTCTGAGGGATAAAGACGAGCCTTGTATCAGTTGTGGTCGCTATCATCAAGGGCAATGGCACGCAGGACATTATCGCAGTGTTGGGGCTGCACCTGAATTAAGATTTTGTGAGTTGAATGTCCATAAACAATGCCAACCGTGCAATAACCATAAAAGCGGAAATGTGATTGAGTATCGAATTAATTTGGTAAGAAAAATCGGTGCAGATAAAGTCGAGTGGCTCGAACGCCAAGACCACGATCCGAAAAAGTACACGATCGAAGATTGCAAAGAAATTATTCAGTATTACAAAGAACAAATTAAAGGGATGACTGATGCGTAAATTTAGCGATTTAACTTTAACAAGTGAGCAAGAACGATTTGTTGATGAATGGATGTACAAATGGGGAGCTTGGGTGCGTTCCGGTAGGCTTAATAAGGCTCAAGTGAATATTATCGCTAGATTAATGCAATCGGTAATTCCGGCTGAGCCCAGTGAGCCAATTTGTAATGATGATGAAGGAGTTATGATTAGTCAGGTTGTGGAACAATTCTTTGTAAAAAATGACCGAATTTTACATTTTATTTTGTTTGCTTACTACGTAAATAAACGTACTGTAAATTTTATTGCCAATAAACTACGTGAAAATTGCGGAGAGATTCAAATGCAGCCTTGTGCAGGTAAACCAAATATTCGAGTGCCTAGCGCGCTTACTATGCGTAGAAAAATTGAAAAAGAATTGATGTTTGCAAAATCAATAATTCACGAATTGCTTGTAACTGGTTTTGTATTGTTGCGAACTGGTCGAGAAAATGCAAAAAATATTAAAATCACTTATTGACTATCTTGATAACTTGATATACTATTTCAGTATATGGTGGTCGTTGTGTAACTGATGTTCACCGAATGAATTTAGTAGCCCTGATTGGTTTAACCCGTCAGGGCTTTTTATTTGAGATGAATTAATCTATAACCGTTTATTATTCGTCCATTTAGATAAGGACAAATTATGTCATTTGAGAAACGAAAAAAGCTCGCTGATTTAAAAGCGGATAGCAATGCATTATTTGAACATCGTTTAGCTGTTTTGCTTGAGAAGAAAAAGCAAGTTGTTTCTTCAATACGTGACGAAGCGATTTACTTTCTTAATGAGCAAGGATTTTCTATCAATAAATCTGTCTTAGTGAATTCTCCACTACAAGTAGAGGCTGATTACAAAGGCTCAATGAAAATTAAGATTGTGCTTTCAGATCCTGCTGATAGCTTTATGGGAGCTGATATTATTCTTGATGTTGATTATTTAAAGCAAAAATTTGAGTTTACTGTAGATTTATTTAGACAATCATTTGATACCATTTGGGAAGATGATTTAGACAAAGCAATTTTAGACTATATCAGCCAAAATGAGAAAATTTCTGAACTCAATGCGGCAGATATTAACGGGAATTATAAAATCACTTTAATTAAATCACAAAATCAAAAAACGGAATTTGAAAATATTTCCGATGTATTGAAATTCGTTTTAGAAATGTAAAGAAGGAAAGACGGGGCTAGTGCTAGACGCTATCGGTGGAGAGGGTTAGAAAGTGTACATATCTAATTTTTCAGTGCTTCCGTGAGCTTAAGGCTCGACCGAATTAAAAATTAATTGATGAGATAACTTACAAGCTCAGTTTGATAACTGGGCTTTTTTATATAACAGGTTTTATTATGCCGACTAAAGATCCAAATAGCTGGGAATCTTTTTTACGCTGGCTCCCTTTGGTGATTATTGGGTTATTTGCCGGCGTAGCGAAATATGCAAGTGATATTCAAGCCGGAAAGCTCCACTTTAGCGTGGGGCTTTTTTTATGCCAAGTGGTTGTATCTATGTTTGCCGGTTGGATTGGTGGATTGTTATGTTTATATTCCGGTTTAGGGCTTGAGCTTACCTGTGTTGGTGCTGGACTTGCTGGTTACGGTGGGGGCGCAGTGCTTAATGCAATTTGGCGCGGTTTCTTCGTGTCTAAACTGGGGATTAAAGATGAAAATTAGTGAAAAAGGAATTGAATTTATTCGTCAGGCAGAGGGTGAGAAATTAACTGCATATCCTGACATTGTTGGGGTTTGGACGATTGGTGTCGGGCATACCGGATTTGTGGATGGAAAATCGGTCTCACGTGGAATGACAATTACGAAAGAAAAATCCAAAGAGATTTTGATTGCGGATTTAAAGCGTTTTGAACGTGCGGTCATTTCTGCCGTTAAAGTTTCCCTCACTCAAAATCAGTTTGATGCACTTGTTAGCCTTGCATTTAATATTGGCGAAGGTGCTTTTACCCGTTCAACGCTGGTGAAAAAACTCAATGCCGGCGATTATAAAGGCGCAGCGGAACAATTCCTTGTTTGGAAAAATGCCGGTGGGCGAGTGTCACAAGGTTTACTCAATCGGCGTAAACGCGAGAAAGCGATGTTTGAGGTGTCTTGATGTGGTGGATGTTTATTATTAAAAAACTCAGTGCAAATCTATTGGCTTACGGTTTCAAGCACCTGAATAAGATTGCGGTATTTTTTGTCGCCATCTTTGTTATGGCGTTACTTTATATACAACACGCAAATAAATTAAATATCGAGCGTCAATCTGCGGTGATTAATTCGTTGCACGAGAAAGTGATTCAGCGGGACAAGATTATTGACGAATTACATGAAGATGTTGGCGAGCAACGCAAAATAGCTGAAAAGCGTTTAGAGCAAGAACAAACGATTCGGGAACAAAGTTATGCGCAAATTCAATCTATTAAAAAAATGCTGGAAAGTAATCAATGTAGCGATGTTACTTTGCCTGCCGGTGTTGTTAACGAATTGCGCAAGTAAGCCTGAAATTGAGTATCGTACGATTGCTTTTTCACCACCGGTGAGTTTGCTCGCACCTTGTATGCAGCCAACATTTCACGGTTCAACTTTTGGGGAAACGGTGGAGTATGCCTTGTTGCTTAAACAAGAGTTAAAGTTATGCGGCAATAAGGTTGAAGGGATTCGGGAATATGTAGAGGCAAGAAAAAGTGCGGTGGAAAATGGGAAAGAAAAATAACTACCCAAATTTTTTAGGGGGATTTGTTTTAAGGATTTTCTATGCTGGACGTGAAAGGAAAATCCACGTCTAAAGGGCGTGGGCAGCCTACAAAATATAAACCGGAGTATGTAATCCAAGTTGAAAAACTGTGTTTACTTGGGGCAACAGATAGAGATATAGCAGATTTTTTTGAAGTTGCTGAATCTACCATCAATAACTGGAAAATTGAATATCCTGAATTCTTGGAGTCCATAAAAAAAGGGAAGTTATTAGCAGATGCAAATGTAGCAAATAGTCTCTATAAAAGAGCATTAGGCTATGAAGCTCCTGATATTGATATTCGGGTGATTGAAAATAAAATTGTCGAAACGCCGTTAATTAAGCATTATCCACCCGATCCAACATCAGCTATTTTTTGGCTCAAAAACAGACAGCCTGATAAATGGCGGGATAAGCAAATACAAGAAGTCTCTGGTGTAGATGGCAGTGCGGTACAAATCGAAGTAAAAAAGGAAATCGATCTTTCGGTATATTCTGATGATGAACTTAGACTTCTTAGAAAGCTTAAACATAAACAATCTGAATTTGGAGTTAGCGAGGCGTAATCTATTTGATTTTACCCTTGAGACGAAACCCGACTTTGTGACGGGGTGGTTTAATGAAATCGTAGCCAAAGAGTTACAGCAATTCTATGAAGATGTAAAAGCGGGTAAGCAGCCTCGATTAATGATATTTGCTCCGCCCCGTAGCGGAAAAAGTGAATTATTTAGTCGCCGTTTCCCTGCATGGGTATTTGGTAAAGATCCTGATTTACAGATTATTGCTTGTTCCTATTCTGCCGATCTTGCAAGCCGAATGAATCGTGATGTGCAGCGAATAATGGATGATGAAAGTTATCACGGTATTTTTCCTAATTCATCATTAAATGAAAAGCGTATTGCAACTGTATCCGGTCAGCCTTTACGCAATAGCGAGATTTTTGAAATAGCAGGACACCGTGGTGCATATCGTTCTGCCGGTGTGGGTGGAGGTATCACAGGTATGGGGGCTGATATAGCAATTATTGACGACCCTGTAAAAGATGCCAAAGAAGCCAATTCTCAAACCGTGCGTGATAGCGTGTGGGATTGGTACACTACGACACTTTATACCCGTTTGTCGCCCAATAGTGGCGTTCTGCTGGGAATGACAAGATGGCACGAAGACGATCTAGCCGGACGGCTTATTGAAGAAATGAAAAAAGACGGCGATCAGTGGCGAATTGTTTCTTTTCCCGCAATTGCCGAACAAGATGAAGAATTTCGCAAAGAGGGGGAGCCGTTACATCCTGAACGATTTAATTTAGAACGTTTGATCAAGATAAAAAAAGCGGTGGGTTCTCATACTTGGAACGCCTTGTATCAACAACGCCCTACAAGTAAAGGTGGAGGCATAATCAAAGGGGCTTGGTTCCCTCGTTATCAAGTACCGCCGATTATTAAAATTAAAGGTATTTACGCTGATACGGCTCAAAAAGCAAAAGAACACAACGACTACTCCGTATTTCTCGTTGCCGGCAAGGGGGCTGATGGAAAAGTTTATATTCTTGATCTGATTCGAGGTAAGTGGGAGGCCCCCGAACTTGAGCAAAAACTCAAGGATGTTTGGAATCATCAAAAATCAATTCGAAATACTGGTTATCTCTCTCGTGTAAACATTGAGGATAAAGCAAGCGGTACATCGTTGATTCAACGTATTCAGCGTGAAGCAAGAATACCAATTAAGGCTATTCAGGTTGATGCCGATAAATATACTCGAGTGCTTGGTGTTCAAGGGTATATCGAAAGCGGTTATGTGTGTTTACCTGAAAATGCTTACTGGGTAAAAGACTTCGTTGCAGAATGTGAAGCATTTACCGCAACAGATAGTCACGCCCACGACGATCAGGTTGATAGCCTAGTAATGGCTATTGCTGATTTGCTTGGAAAACCAAAATCCCTACTGGATTGCTAATTATGAAAATTAATGACAATTTACAATCTTTTGCTTTAAAACTCGGTGTAAAACAGGAAAAAACCACCTATGTTAGAAGCTCTACACTTACCGAAGATAGAGAACAGCTTAATGCACTATGGGCTGAAAATTGGGTTGCCCGTAAAATTTGCATAAAACGCCCACAAGACATGGTTCGCCGTTGGCGTGATGTGTACTCAAACGATTTAGAGGCAGAGCAACTTGAAGCCTTCGAAAAGTTAGAACGGAAACTAAAATTGCGTGAAATCCTCGGTGAAGCGTTATCGTGGTCAAGCTTATATGGCTCTGTGGCAATTTTAATCGTTACCGATACGCTAAATTTGAATGTTCCACTACAACCAACAGAGCAAATTAAGCGGTTAGTTATTCTGCCCAAATGGAAAATATCGCCTTACGGGGAGAAAGATGAAGATGTACTCTCGCCTAATTTTTCAGGTTATTCTTACTATCAAATTAATGGTGCATTAAGTGTACATTACTCAAGATTAGTTATTTTAAATGCGGCCAAATCCCCCTTATCTGATGAAGATATTTGGGGGATTTCTGATTTAGAAGCCGTAATTGAAGTGTTAAAACGATTTGATGGTGCAAGTAAAAATATCGGCGATTTAATATACGAGAGCAAAATTGATATTTTCAAGATAGCGGGGCTTTCCGACAAAATTAGTGCTGGTATGGAAGCTGATGTAGCGAAAGCAATTAGTGCTGTTCAAGATATTAAATCTGCGACAAATAGCCTACTTCTTGACCCTGAAAATGAATACGAACAAAAAGAGCTTAGCTTTGGCGGATTGAAAGATCTGTTGGTTGAATTTCGTAATGCCGTAGCCGGTGCTGTGGATATGCCGGTTACGATTTTATTCGGGCAAAGTGCGGCTGGATTCGCAAGTGGTCAAGAAGACATTGATAACTATCACGAAAGTGTACACCGATTGCAAGAAGAGCGATTACGACCCGTGTTAGAACGTATAGATCCTTTGTTGTGCAATATGGCATTCGGAAACTATCCGCAAGATTGGTGGTTTGAATTTGTACCGCTGAAAGAACTCACTCAAGAACAACAAATCAATATGTTGAATACCTTTGCAAGTGCGAGCAATGTCTTTATTCAAAATGGGATATTAACCGAAAATCAGATAGCAAACGAACTTAAGGAAAGTGGCTTGTTTGCTAATATTTCTGCCGAAGATATTGAGGATATGAATAATGTTGATGAATTTGCCGGAGATTTTGAAAAATCAGAAGAGATGGAAGGCACGGAAATTCAAGCCGGTTAAGAGCAGTAAGCGGACAGAAATTTGGTATCATCAACAGCTTAAGGTATTCGTCAAAAATATGACGAGCAACATTGAAAGGGCTTTGCAACGACCGCAAAGTCCTTTTTTTATGGATAGTGCTGATGGGTTCCAGGCGATCAGTAAACAGGCTTTATTGGATTACCTGAAAAAATACCAAGAAAAAGACCGCACTTCTGAGGCTGAATACATCGCTCAAGGGTTTGTAAGCCGTGGAAATATCCAAAACCAAAGGGAAGTATCAACAAATCTTAAAAATCAAACAGGCGTTGATTTAGCAGCGTATTTAAACAATAGCCCGAATATCAAAGAGAAGTTGGAGATGACGCAATTATGGAACGTTTCTCTTATTTCTAATTTGCAGGCAGATTATTTAAACAAAATCAACAATGCGGTGACCCAGTCTGTTTTATCCGGTGGGGATATTAAGGATTTAGCCGCTCAAATTAAGGAAATCGCAAAAGTATCTGAAAAGCGTGCTGCATTAATTGCACGAGATCAGACATCAAAATTTAATGCTGCATTGACACAGGCTCGCCACGAAGATTTGGGTGTTAAAAAGTATATGTGGAGCACTGCGGGTGATGAGCGTGTGCGAGATAATCATGCTGAAAAAGATGGGCAGATTTTTGAATATGCTAATCCACCTGAAGATACCGGACATCCAGGGCATGATATAAACTGCCGATGTGTTCAGATTGCCGTGTTTGATGAGGTGCACGAAAAGCAAATCAATGAGCAGTTGGAGAAGCAAGATGCCGGTAAGGCGATTGCAATAGAGGCGTTTGATTTTCAGGCTAAGGAAATTGCTAAAGACGATGTTGCATTATCATTTGTAAAGAACCGTAACTTATCTAAACCTGAAGCGGTGATATTGCGAGAATATACAGGACATTCCGCACAACAAATTAACGCTGACTTGCGCAGTAACAAACCTAGCTTAAAAACATTATCATTTGCCAGGATCTTAAACCGTGCATTAAATAAATTACCGTCTTATAAAGGTAAGGTATGGCGTGATGTTGATTTGCCAGAGAAAGTGTTGGCACTATACTCTGTTGGTGAAATTGTTACTGAAAAAGGATTTGTAAGCTCAAGTCGTGATGAATTTGAGCGGTTTGATTCTGCACGTCCTCATAGACTTCTTATTCATAGTAAGAACGGTAAGATTATTGAGAAAATAAGTATTCTCCCGTTAGAGTATGAGGTATTATTTAGATCAGGAACAAAATTTAAAGTGCTTAAACGAACCCAAAAAAAAGAGTATCTGCTCATTGAGTTACAGGAGCTTTAAATGCGCAAAGAATATACTGACCCTGATATTTATAAAAGAAACCTCGATCGCCACATGAATAGTGAAAATATTAAGCGATCTGAATACTTAATGATGTGGATGTATCAATTGCTTACTGCAGAAACAAAATTTGGTACACGAGAGGCCGTGCTTTATCGGGTTCAAAAGCGTTTTACTGGCGATGTAAGCTTTGATGAAGCTGTGGAAAAAATGGATAAATTAATCTCAGAGGCAGAAACAGAAGAATTAATGCAGTAAATTTATCCAATACGGTCGAATTGTCACAATACAGTTCGGTCTTTTTGTTGAATTTTTATAACCCGCTTGAATTGGCGGGTTTTTTATTGGAGAAAATAATGAAATTCACAGATAAAACAGAACAAGCCAAAACACAGCGAACCATCACAAAAGATGGTTTTTTAGTCGTGCCGGCAATAATTTCCAAGGTGGGAGTATTTGATTATTTGGCAACGGAGCTTGGCTTGAAAGAAGATGGCATTAAGAAAGTCGCTCGAACAGAAAAATCCTTGTTTAGCGATGAAACAATCAAAAGTTTCGAGAATGCCACTTTGACCATTGGTCACCCGAAAGAAGATGTGAATGCGAAAAACTGGAAACAGCTTTCTGTGGGCGTGGTTCGTAACGTAAAACGTGTTGGCGATGAGTTAACAGCGGAAGCATGGATTTATGATGAAAATGCCATTAAAACCGTGCAGGAGCAGGGGGTTGAACAATTATCTTGCGGGTACGATTGCGACATTAAACCGTCAACTGTGCAAGATGCAGATTTTGAGATGTCGCCGATGATCGGCAACCATGTAGCGATTGTGGCAAAGGGTCGCTGCGGTGGAGAAGTCAAACTTGCCGATGAGGATAAAACATTTATGAGTAAAACAGAAAAATTCATTGATGCATTTTTAGGTGCGTTCGGTATTAAGTTATCAGACGAACAGAAAAAGCAGATTGAAGAAGATGAAGAGCAAGGGAAAGAGGGTAAACCGGAAGAAGGTAAAAAGCCTGAAGATCCTAAAGCGAAACCGGAAGAAAAAAACGAAGAAGAGAAGGAGAAAAAAATGGCAGATGCCGACTTACAAAAACGCATTGATGAGCTGGAAGCGGAAAACAAGCAGCTAAAAGATGCCAAAGCAAACACGGAAAGCGAACAAAAACGTATTGAGCTTTTAACCGATGCGAAAGCAAGCTTTGCTGAAGTGAAATTTGCCGATTCCGCAACCGTGCGTGAAATTCAAGAAAGTGCTGTCATTTCTACAGGTATTTTTGCCAAAGATGAAGCAGCGAAATTATCCGATGCTGAAATGGCTGGAGCTTATCAAGCCGCCAAAGCAACGGCAAAAAAATTAGCCGAACGATCATTAGGCAGCGTGCTATTAAAAGATGGCAATGCGGTGGCAAAATCGTTTGATTTCAACACTTACAATGAAGGAGCAAAATAATGGCATTTGCACTTAATACGGCGGTTGCTACCGCAGGAAATATCGGAAAAGGCGGGTTAGCCAATTCTAAATCTATTGCTTATATGAATGACGGAGAAACACCGTTGCTTGCCGGGCGTTTTGTTGCGTTATCTGCAAATGGTGTCAAAGTATTAACAGCCAAAACAGATACTCTTGCTGGCGTTGTTGTTCGCAATGTGATTAAAGATGAAACACCAAAAGGTGAGCTTTGTGATGTCATGCATATTGGCACGGCGGACAGCATTTGGGTTGAAATTGCCAAAGGCGCAACTGTTGAGCGAGGGAATAAAGTCGTTGTGGTTGCGACAAAAAACGGAGAAAAAGAACCCGGTACGATTCAGGCGGAAGCCGATGAAGCAAACGGCATTACAACCGATTATACCGTGATTACGGTTGCCGACGGCATTGCTGAGATCACTCGTCTATAACATTATTAACAAGAGGTAAAAAATTTATGCCACATATTAACGTGCTACGCTCGGCATTAACCGAAGTGCAAAGCGGAATTAACCGTACTAAATATCCTGATATTGTGTTTCCAAAATTTGTTTTTATTAACTCAAGTGGTAGTGAACTTGCCGATGAAATTTTGAGTTTTAGCTCAGATGTTACTGGTGATTTAGATAGCGGCTTGATTTCTCTGAATACCAGCGTATTCGATCAAGTTGGCGTTACCTTCAATCATACCAAAGTGCCGTTGGTCACTTGGATGAAATTGGTTGAATGGCACCAATTTGAGTTGAAAAAAGCGGCAGCATTAGGGGTTTCCGTGAATACAGAAAAACTCTATGCCCTTAACCAAAACGCACATCAAACCTTGCAAAAAGTGGCGTTTTTAGGCCACGCAAGAGATACCCGATTACAAGGCTTACTAAATTCAGACAAGATTGAAGTTTACAAGCCGACAACCAAGGGCAAAGTAGGTGATTTAGATTATAAAAAAGCAGTCGATTTCTTTGAAGAAATTTTCTTGCGCTCGGTAGAGAAGACTTATCGTATTGCTGTGCCGGATACCTTTGCTATTGACAGCGCGGATAAAGCTCACCTTGCTTTATTAGAACGTCCAAATTCGGATAAATCGGCCCTTGAATGGTTGGAAGAAAAGTTACAAGGTGCGGCAGGTAAGCCAATCAAAATTGAAGCTTTACCGTCTAACTTTGGCAAAATTGCAAGTGAAGGCAAAACGCGTGCGATTGTTTATACCAATGATAAAAACTATGTCGAAATGAACGTACCGAAATCCCCGACAGTAATCGGTGCAGAAAAAAAAGATTTAGTGACTTATCAATCCGGTCTAACAATGGTATTTGGTGGAGTTAACTTTAAAGAACCTGATGCTGCTCTTTATATTGATTATTAGGAGTAAACAATGCCAACAGTAGAAGCTTATAATTTAACCCTGCGCTATCCCGAATTTGAAGAGATCGATCATAACCGAATCGATCTTTTTTTATTAGATGCAAAAATGGAAGTAAGTCAAGTGCGATGGGGGAAGCTCTATCAACGTGGCGTGTTGGCATTGGCAGCCCACTTATTACGTCTTTCTCTCTGGACTACAGAAATGGACGGCGGTGCGAACCGTAATATCGCAAGTGAAAACGCAGGTGAATTATCGGTGAGTTATGTCGCACCGGCACTAACAGGTACAGATGCGGATTATCAGCTCACGGCGTACGGGCAAGAATACTTGCGATTGCGCCGTTTGGTTGGTATTGGTGTGATGGTGGCTTAAATGGCAGTACAGATTATTGGTGGATTAAATCAAGCATTGCAGTTGATTGATCAACTAAAATCAGTGAAAGATAAAGCGATATATGTGGGAGTACCCGCGGAGAAAAATAGTCAAGTGGAAGGCGGTATTAACCTAGCTACATTGGCGATGATTTTACAACGTGGTGGCACTATTGTTCCAAAGCAAGCAAAAGCATTAGCTTTTGGAAAAGGTAAGAAAAGATTTTTTGCAAAATCGGTTTTTATTCCTGCGCGTCCCTTTATTGAGCAAACCATTAATGAAAACCGAGAAAAATACGTGGCGAAATTAGCGAAGTTCATTCAGCAGGGAAAAACACCGTTGCAAGCGATGAATTTGGTGGCATTAATGGCGGAAGGCGATATTAAAGAAGCAATGCGAGATAAAAAACTTTGGGCTCCAAATAGTGCTCTAACTGTAGCGATAAAAGGCTCAAGTACGCCGCTAATTGATAGTGGGAATTTACGTAAATCTATTACAGGACTTGTCAAATGAGCTTAATTAATCAATCAACACGATTTCAAAACAGCAAATTTCGTCAATCTGTTATTGTTAAACGCTTGCAAGGCGAACATTCGGCGGATGGATTTGGTGCGGAATATCACAATGAGAAAATGACAGCAATTGTCGTTCCTGCATCGCCCAATGATGTGTTGCTTTTGCAGGAAGGTGAGCGGTATATCCCATCAATCAAAATCTACACGATGAGCCAGCTACATATTGGCGATTTGGTGGAGTATCGCGGCGAGACTTACAAAATCAAAACCGCAGCTAACTGGGGAGATTATGGATACTACAACAATATCGGCGTTCGACACAGCGAAACTGCGAAAGTGGATTCAACAGGCTTTGAAGTTACCTAATGGCGCAGTCATTGGTGGGTGGCTGCCTGAAAATCATCTGCCAGCTTTCATTACGGTGGATTTATTGACGGTAAATGAAATAGGGCAGGCAACAAGAGATTTTGACGGAAAACGCGAACGTATTACACAATCAATGCAAAGTACGGTGAACATTTCTTGTTTTGGTAAAAATTCTGTTGCGCAATGTCACAAGGTCAAAGCCATCTTTCAGAGTTCTGCGTTTCTCTCGTTTCTTAAATCGCAACACTGGGGCGTGATTCGCTTTTCTGATGTGCGAAATCTTACCTCTACAGTGGGGGCGGATTATGAAGAGCGAGGGCAATTTGATGTCATTTTCAGCCATCATCACATTGTTGATACACCGCTCGATCCTATTCTACGCGTGGAACAACGCACAAACAACTTAACCCAACAAATAGGAGAATAAGCCTTATGGCATTATCAATTTCTCAAATTGTGAACGTGCAGCTTAATACTGTGCCGAAATCGGCTGCGCGTAAATCATTTGGCATTGTGGCGCTGTTTACACCAGAAAGTGGTCAGGTGTTTACAGATGCTACTACTCGATATGTCTATGTAAATAATCAAAAAGATGTAGAGCAATTATTCGGTACAAACTCAGAAACGGCAAAAGCTGCTCAGCCGTTTTTTGCTCAAAGCCCACGTGCGAAACAATTAATCATTGCGCGTTGGCAGAAAAATTCTGTGACTATTCCATCAACCTCTAATGCATTACGCGGCGCAACGCTCTCCGATGATTTGGAAACGTTCAGAGCTGTTGTAAATGGTCGTTTTTCGGTAACGGTTGGCTCTGAAATTAAAAAAGTGGGAGGCTTAAATTTCTCTCGTTTAGCTGATTTCAATGCGATCGCTGAGCAAATTCAGCAAAAATTGACTGAGCTTTCTGTTAATGTGAGCGTAACTTATGATTCAGTCGGGAATCGCTTTATCATTGAATCTACTGCTGATGGTGAAAGCAAAGACACGGAAATTTTTTACGCAATCAATGAGCCGGGCGAGGGTGAATATATTGGTGGATTATTGAAGTTGGAAGACGGTCAAGCTGAGTGTGTAATTGGTAAAAACCAAGTTTCGATCATAGCTGAAAAACTCGAAGAAGCCTTGTTTAATGTGGCTGAAGTTGAGAATGGCTGGTATGGCTTTACTTTTGCGGCGCAGTTAACCGATGCACAGGTGGAAGCAGCAGCCAAATATGCTCAAACGAACACTAAAATGTTTGGCGCGAATGTCATTCGCGAAAGCCAGTTAGAGTGGTCATCGGATAACGTTTACAAGAAATTGTATGATGCAGGTTTAGATCATACGTTGGCAATGTTTGATAAAAACGACTTTTACCCGGCATCCTCCGCGTTGGCTCGATTGTTATCAACCAACTTCGCAGCAAATAATTCAACGATAACGCTTAAATTTAAGCAACAACCGACTATTACAGCAGATGAAATCACTGCAACCGAATTTGCGAAAGCAAAACGCCTTGGCATAAACGTTTACACTTATTTTGATGACGTGGCGATGATTGCTGAAGGTTCTGTGATTGGTGGTAAATTTGCTGATGAGATTGTGATTCTAGATTGGTTCACTGATGCTGTTCAAAAAGAAGTGTTCGCACGTTTATATAAGTCGCCAACTAAAATCCCACTCACTGATAAAGGGCAGGCAATTTTAATTTCAGCGGTGGAAAAAGTCTGTCTGGAAGGTATCAACAATGGCGCATTTGCTCCAGGTGTGTGGAATGGTGACGGTTTTGGCAATTTAAGCACAGGCGACTATCTTGAAAAAGGCTATTATGTTTGGGCTGCACCGATGGATACGCTATCCGATAGTGACCGTGAACAGCGTCGAGCAACACCAATTCAAACTGCGGTGAAATTAGCCGGAGCAATCCATTCAAGTGATGTAATCGTGAATTACAATCGATAACTAACCAAAAGCCAAGTATAACCTTGGCTTATTTTTTAAGGGAAAACTATGGCAATTTTCGATCCAAAACAAGTGGTCGTTTTATTGGACGGCAAAGAGATTGATGACTGGGCGGATGGTTCAGATGTAATCAGTGCATTGAATCAAGTTGATGCGGGCCAGTTGATTATTGGTGCTGATGGTTCAGGCGTTTTTATCGCAAACCCTGATAAATCCGGCAAGTTGACATTAAAAATCAAGCAGCACTCACCGGATAACGCCTATCTGAATAAGCTGTTTAATCAACAAAAGAACAGTATTAAAACCTTTATGCCGTTTACTTTAGCGATTCGCGATCTTATCAATGATGATGTAGTGACTGCAACAAAAGGTTACTTCACTACGCCAACGCCATACACGCGTGGTAATGGTTACAATGCACAAACATGGACGATTGTGTTTGAGCAAATGACAATTAACCTTGAACAAGGGGTGCAATAATGGATCAATCAAAACAAATCACTATTGAGAACGTTACCTACACAATGACACCGGCTAATGCGATGGCTGCGTGGACTGCCTTGAAAAATGCGATGAAGCTGTTGCAGTCGGTTGATTTATCTTCTTTAGGGGATGGTAAAAAACTCGGTGCAAATGTGCTAACTACCGTACTGGCTAATCTTGGTGATCCAAGTGTGAAAGCGTTAGAAGATATTGTGTTAAAACACACATCTTGTGAACAAGACGGCAAACAATATCGCCTATCCGAACGATTTGATAGTCACTTTAATCAATATCGTGGCCATTTAATTCCGGTATTGAAAGAGGGGTTAATGTATCAATTCGCTGATTTTTTTATCGGTGGGGGGGGATTGCTGAACGGTATGGCGAACAATCTCAAGATGTAGAAGTAAATCAATCTGAAAGTAAGGTTGACTGGTTCGTATTTACGCCAATTGTTAAAAATTTCTGTTCACTTAATGAGTTAAGGTCGGTTTATTCAATAGCCGACCTTTTATCTTTCCATGAAGTAATCGTTGAAATGAATCAAATGGAGCAACGCAATGCTACTCGATGAATTATTGATTAAGATCGGAATTGATGCCGACAGCCAAGCGATACAACAGTTTGAGAAATTTCTTAAATCGATTGGTGACGGAACAGAAGAAGCGGCAGAAAGTTTGGGTGAGTTCGCACGAGCCATTGAAGATGCGGTAAATGAAGCAACTGAACAGGTTAAAGATATGCCGGAGTTTTCCGGATATATTGAATCGCTCGAAAAGTTGCTGGTCGAAACCGAAAATCTCTCACAAGATGAAGCATTAGACGCTTGGATAAATAAACTCATTGAAGGTGACGAATTGCTGTCTGCTTTTGGTGAAGGGTTTATTGAAAATAGCGAAGAGCTTGAGCAAGAGTTAAAAAAAACCGGTATTGGCGCAGAACACGTTGGCGTTGTTATCGGTAAGCTCAAATCTGCAATTGAGCAGAAGAAAAAAGCAGTCGAGCAAGACACAAAAGCAGTCGGTGAAAATACAGAAGCTGAAAAGGAAAATGCTGAAAGTGCGGACGATTTAGCCAATAAAATGATTAGCCTATGGGCGACAAAATACGGTGCTGATGGACTAATCGAAAAGTTTGAATTGCTTGGATTTAGCATTAGTAAAACTACGCTCAAAGTTGCGGCCTTTGGTGCGGCTTTTTATGCTGCGACTATAGGTGTAAAAAACTTTGTTGATGCGAATCTTAATGCGCTTGATGAAATCAAACAACTTACCGCCGTAACAAATGAATCTGCCAATCAGATTTATCTTCTTGGAAAAGTAGCAGAGGTAAACGGCTCATCCGCTCAAGCTGCACAATCGTCAATTGAGGGATTATCCCGGGTGATTGGTGAAGCGGCTGCTGGTATTGGTCGAGGGGCTAAATCCTTTGAGCAATACGGATTAAGTGCGAAAAAAGCCAACGGCGATGTGAAAACCTCAAGCGAAATGCTGGGTGAAATTTCTGACAAAATGCAGAAGATGAGTGAGCAAGAGCAAATTTCGATGCTTGCCAAGCTCGGCATTGATGGCTCAATGATCCAAACCTTGCGTCTTGGTAATGATGAATTACGGGAGCAAATCGAACTCGCAAATGCGCTGACACTTGGTGTAGGTAATGCTGAAAATGCGGAAACTGCTGCAGCATTTAAAGATGCATTAACTCAAGTTTCGCAAGTCCTAACCGCTATCGGTGAATATCTTGCGCTCAGAATCGCCCCTTCTATTCAACGGCTCGCTGAGCGGTTTACAAAATGGTTTACCGAAAATAACGAGTTTGTAAAAACGGTATTAAATGGTTTTGGCAAAGTACTTTCATTTTTGTTTGAGCTTGCCGCCGCTATTGACAACGTAGTTGAGCATACTATCGGCTGGAAAACAACGATTTATATTGTAGGGGTGGCGTTGTTATGGCTTAGTCGCAAAATGTTGCTTGCGTTTGCAACTAACCCAATCGGTTTAGTGATTGCAGCAATTGCTGCTTTATTCCTACTTGTTGATGACTTCATCACTTATCTTGAGGGTGGGGAGACCGCACTTGGAGACTTTTAGAAACCATTTAAGACTGCGCTTTTATGGGTCAAAACCACATGGCAAAACTTTGTTGATAATTTCAGTGTAGATCCGATTGGTGCAACATTATCGCTTGTTACTGATTTAATCAAACTACCGTTTGAGCTTGGTTTTGCACTTGTTATTGGGCTGTGGAATCTTTTTACCGGAGAACAACTTGATTTAGATGTTATTGAAAAAGGTTTTAATAAAGTCACAGACTGGATTAAAGATCCGTTCAGGAAGGCGTTTGATTGGGTGAAAGGTTACTATGACCAATATATTGCCCCGATTGTTGATACAGTGAAAGGTTGGTTTGGTAGTGATGAATCTGCGCCAACGGGAACGGTGAGTCAAAACACGCAAGCTTATGATGCAATGATGTTTGATCCATCTTATGCAGCAGCGCCACAAGTTGCGGCCGCGGGTGTGAGCAGACAAACATCGAATGCTGATAACAGTGTGAAGAACAGTAATAACAAAATCACCATTACGCAAAACATTCAAGGTGCTGAAAATCCTAAGATGATTGCCGATCAAGTGGTGAGAGCGGTTAATAATCAATTGTCACCTATTGTGGGGTAGTATGCTTAATTTTGCTCAAGTATCCAATCGTCGAATTGGCAAGATTACGTTTGATGTTGTTTCGAGTGAAGATCATCAGTCGAATTTATCCATTACTGAAAATCCTATTGAATCTGGTGCGGCAATCGCAGATCACGCAGTTATTCAACCTAAACAGGTGACGATTAACGGCATTATGGTTGATCACGATCATAACGGATTTGGTGCGGATATTCCATATCTTGGCAATATTCGTGGAGGTGTTGATTTTTTAAATCGTTTGCCGCTACCGATTAATGTTGTAACAAAAACCGCTCAAACCTTAGCTAAAGCGGGGCGTGTACTTAGTCAAAGTGCAAGCATTATTAAAACTGCTAGCGATGCAATTAATGGGGTGCGAAAAATCGCCCCATTTTTACCGGATTTCTCACTGGGGGGATTGCTGGATAGTTCGCTTGGTGGCGATGGTAGGGTGCAACAGTGTTATGCGGACTTGCTCGCTAGTCAAAAGTCCGGAGAAACAATTGATATTCAGACCGGCATACATCTTTACAAAGACATGCTCATACAGTCTATTGCGGTCAATCAATCACAAGACGGCAGTGCCACTTTCACGATTACCGCGCGAGAGATTTTTATTGTCGAAACCCAAACCACAAGCAGCGGTACATCCGCCGCAGGCAAAGATAAAAGTGGACGCGCGGCGACACAATCGGCAACCAAAACCCAACAAGGCACGACACAACCCGTGGAAAAATCACCGAAAAAAACATCCGCACTTTTTAACATTTTCAAAGGATAGTTAAGATGAAACAAATCCCTCTCACATCATCACCCTATCAAGAACAAACGATAGAATTTAATGGCGTGAAAATTAGAATTACCTTGCGTTTTAATAGCGTAGGAAATTTCTGGGCAATGGATGTTTATGAACCGGTGAATCAACGTCAAATTTGCCAAGGGCAAGCACTTGCTTGTGGTGTGCCGATTTTATCGCGATCAATCCAACCCTATTATTTTTACCTTGAAGATGAGAGTGGTGCTCAATTAGATCCTGAAAGCGTAAGTGATTTAGGAACACGCTGTTTTCTCTACATAGGAGAGAAATAATGATACAGTTCGGTAGGCAGTGGAAACTTGATATTAGCAATGACCAAGAAACGCTAAGCATTGAGCAACTCCGCGTAGCGTTTGAAATCGACAAAACCATTAATGAAAAACCCAACCCAGCAAGAATCCAAGTGTGGAATCTTAACCGAAATCATATCAACCAACTTTTAAGCCAAGACTATAAAAAAGTCTCGCTGTCTGTTGGGTATAGTGAGATGAGGCAGATTTATACTGGAGATATTACTAAAACACGCATTCAGCGTGAAGGATTGGATTTTATTTTAACGCTGGAATGCGCCGATGGTTATCAAGCTTATACACGTTCCCGCGCCAAAACTACACTTAAAGCGGGCGCGACAGACAAGCAAATTGTGGAAGAAATCCAAAAAACAATGCTAAATGTTAATACTGGCGCAGTGGATATCCCTAACCAACGGAAGCTCCCACGCGGACGCGTGTTAAATGGTAATAGCCGAGATATTCTCACTAAAATTGCCCGTAACAATGGCGCAGACTGGTCTATTCAAGATGGTTCGTTGGTGTTTTTACCAAAGGACAAAGTGCTGAATGATGATGCTGTCTTAATCTCACAAGAAACAGGGATGATTAACGCGCCGGAGCAAACGGATGAAGGGCTAGAAGTAACTTGTTTACTTAATCCGGCATTACAAATTGGCGGATTAGTGCGAGTGGAATCCATCATTGAGTATTTTAACGGTGATTACAAAGTTGTGAAGCTGATACACAGTGGTGATGGTATAGGCGGAAACTGGCAAAGTAAAATGATCGTAGTCGGTGGCAAGTTCAAAAAAGTCGAAAAAGAAAAGAGTAAATCAGACAAAAGCAAGGGAAAGGATAAAAAGAAATGAATTATTCAATAGATTTAGCAACACCTGAAACGGCGACTGATTTACAAATCCAACAAGATCGCTTAAATCTGCACACCGCATTACCCGCAAAGGTCGTGAGTTTTGATCCGTCAAAACAAACCGTTACCCTTGCAGTACAAATTAAAATGCAGTTGGACGATGGAAGTGGTGCGGATATTCCGCCTTTGGTTGATGTGCCGGTGAGCTTTCCGCGCGGTGGAGGGTTTGCGGTAACTTTTCCATTAAAAGCAGGTGATGAAGGAGTAGCCATTTTCTCCGAACGTTGCATTGATGGCTGGTGGCAAAGCTCGGAAGCATCTTTACCACTTGATTTTAGATTGCACGATCTATCAGATGCAATGTTTATCCCCGGTATTTGTTCAACCCCTAGATCCATTAAAAGCTTTTTTACCGGTGGTTTATCAATGCAAACGCTTGATGGCAGCACTTATATTCGCATCGAAAATGGCTCAATTAAAATCAAAGGCAATATTGAGCATAATGGCGATACAGAACAAAAAGGCAAGTACAGCTCAACAGGTATTATATCAAGTGATGTTGATGTAATGGCTGCGGGTAAATCGGGCAAATCGCACAAACACTCAGGCGATAGCGGAGGCAAAACAGGAGAGCCGGAATGAGAGTAAGACGGTTAGATAAAAATCATGATTGGACATTCGGGCAAGGCTTTGTGAATTATGCATCAGAATCTGAAGCGATTGCGCAGAACGTACAAACACGCCTTTTGTCATTTGCTAATGACTGGTTTCTAGATTTAAATCATGGCTTACCGTGGCTTGAACAAATGGGGCACAATGTCAATCTGAGCGATTGGGAAATCCGCATTAAGCGACACGTATTGCAAACAGAAGGTGTGATTAAGATCACAGAATATGAATCTATCTTTGATCCTGATACGCGACAATTAAAAATCACTATCAGCTATCAAGATATCTACGGACAACAACAAACTGCACGATATGATGTTTAAAACACAGTCTAATTTTATGGTAAAAATTTGCGATCTATATCTCAAAATTGAAATAAATTTGGCTTAAAACTTACAAAAACATTTTGGGTTTCGTAGAATGGGTGTTTCTATTTTTTACTAAGGAACATACTTATGAACGCAACCAATATTATTGCGATAATCATTGTTATTTTGGCTTTCTGTAGTCCTTTTGCGTTGATTTACTGGATCGTAAGAAAAATAAAGAAATATATAGGGCAAAAAAATAAACCTTTATCTAATAAGTCAGAAGTTTATATAAAAAATAAGAGCAATATCAATACCTCAGTAATTCATAATCAAAATTTTAATAAAAAAATAAATCGTAAGTTACATATTGTTAGTGATATGAATTTAAAAAATTATACTAATGAAGAGATTATTGAGTTAGTATTTGATCCTTTTTTGAGGATAAAAACATTTTCAGATGAATTAAAAACAAATGTAACTTATCGAGATTATAATGGGAATATTATTTTTGATAGAACATTTACTGCGCTTGAGATGAGGAGTGAACGAATAGATAATTATCTGTTAATTCAATTTGCAAGATCAGATGGAGATGATGCATTTAAGCTGTATTTTATTGACTTATTAAATAATAAAGTGATATTTTCTGTATATCCGGAATTCTACTGGGATGAGGTGAATTCTTATGATGGAAACATATTGGTGATAAAAAATAAATATGGTAGTTTTGAAGTAAATAATTTTGGACAGTTGGTTGATAATGTTACCTACTTAAAGGCTGTTGCAGTTTCTTACTCTATAGAATCTTTAGACGCTGTTTCACAATTGTTTAGTAAGTTAGACAAAAACAAAGATAATATTCAATTTTATCACTCTGTTTTAGATGAATGTTTCGTCAAAATTCAATCTGAATTCCATGCTTTAGGTTATCTTGCTAATTTATTAAAAATAAAAGGTGAAATTTTTGAGTATCAAAATGATTTTTATAATGCATATAGAGTGTATGCTTTGGGATTGAAGTTAAATGCTAAACTAAGCGTAAGGAATGCTATAAAAAGAGTATCAAAACAATTAAGACAAAACACTATAGATTCTATCAACAAGTCAATTACATTTCTTGCTGACTCTTTGATTGCTAAAAATAAAGAGTTACGAGAAAAAAGTTTAGAGAAAAGCAGATTGGGTTTTGAAGAGGGTGTTAGAACAGGAAGAATAGTGATAAAAGAATCTGAAAAGTGATGTCTTAGCCCTATTATAATTAGTAGGGCTTTTTTGTTATTGACAAGAACAAAGCAAAGCAATAGACTTACCTACAAGGTCTCAAAAGCCTTATGTTCAACGGTATTCACTCCGTCAGCGTGATTTTTTTGTATCTAAAATTTGTGATCTCTTTCTCTTTACCACAAGATTTAGTGATACAAAACAACAATGTAATCAATGATCGACAGTGCGACTAATACAATACCTTCGGGGAATACGTCCGCCTGATTGAACACAGGTTTTGAGCTGTCGATCACCCTACAATGTAGGATTTCTCTCAAAAGGAAATGTTCAAATGACTAACTTAACTATTCTTTCAAATAAAATTCGTACTTTAGATAATCTCTATTCCTTGAATGACCTTCACTTGGCTAGTGGTAACGATCCAAAACATCGTCCTAGTTTATTTGCTCGTAATGAACAAACTAAGGAATTAGCAAAAGAGATTGAAAGTGAGCGAAGCACAAAAACGATCTTCGCTATAAAAACAATTCGTGGTGGAAAAGATATTTCTGTGCAAGGCACTTGGGCTTGTGAAGAACTCGTCTTAAGCTATGCAATGTGGATAAGCCCGAAATTCCACTTAATCGTCTTGAGAGCATTTTTAGCAATGCACCGGAATGAGCCGAAACAGCTTGCTTTGCCAACGCCCGAACGCACTTTCACCCTCAAACTCACTGAACAGGAATTATGCGATCTTTGTTGGCTATGGAAAGCGGCAGAAGCCATGCGTAACTTGCTTAAACTCATTGAACCTGCGTTAGATATACTTGGTTCTCGCTATGCGGGAGCGGCTCATTCCTGTTCCGTTGAATATCGCCGAACGATTGAAAGCGCAAGAGATATACTCCTTCGCCCCACAGGCGAAATCAAAGAGCAAGGCACTTACCTTGAAGAAAATTGGCACAGAGTGCTACACGAACTCCGCAAAGGCGAGCTAAATAAAATCTATTAAAACCCAACCAAAACCGACCGCACTTTTTTAAGCCTGCGGCGGTTTTCTGCACCCTAAATAACCCTGAGAAATGACTTTCTCGGGGTTTTTTATTATCCAAAATTTAATAGGAGTAATAATGAAGACATTAAAAGCAAAATTCTTAGGCTTGGATATTTTAGTAATTAATCACGAAAATAAGCCTTACGTGCCGATGAAACAAATTGCCGAAAATATCGGTTTAGATTGGAAAGCCCAACATTCCAGAATTAAGCGTAACGAGGTTCTTTCCGAAGGTATGGTCATTATGACCATACCTTCAAATGGCGGCGGGCAAGAAGCCGTTTGTTTACCGCTTCATTATTTAAACGGCTGGCTTTTCGGGGTTAAACCCTCAAAAGTAAAGCCGGAAATCAAAGCTAAACTGATCGAATATCAAAAAGAATGCTACGAAGTGTTATGGGATTACTGGACGCTTGGTGTCGCAAAATGGGAAAATATTCGCCAACAACGTGAAGTATTGGAAGAAAATGAAGCTGAATCTAAAAAACGTGGTAGTGAAGCGGGACGGGCCTTGCAAAAGCGAAAAAAGGAAAAGTGCGCTTATGAAGAAGTTAGGCAACGATTAGCCCAAATGGAACAACTTGACTTTGCATTTTAAATTGACCGCATTTTATATGCGGTTTTTTATTTATAGAGGTATTTATGGCAAAACTCACAGAAACCGGCATCCAGATTGAGCGATTAAATAACATTGTGGCAAAGTTAGAAAGTGGTTTTCGCGAAATATACGGACAAAATATTGACCTTTCACCAAATACGCCAGACGGTCAGATGGTGGGGTTGCTCGCTCAAATTAGAATGGATATTGAGGAGTTATCTGAAAATATTTATCGACAGCTCGATCCTGATGTGGCCACTGGAACGTGGCTTGAGCAGCGAGTGTCTTATGCTGGATTAATGCGTAGGAGTGCAAGCTATAGCTATTTGCGGTCAGTGATTTTGACAGGTGAACCAAACACACCACTGTATGCCGGTATTATCGTTTCAGATCCTCATAAAGTGCGCTGGGTTTTGACTGCCGACGTACAACTTGATAGCAACGGTTCTGCGCGTGCTGATTTTCGCAGTGAACAACTAGGCGCATTTAATCTTGCGAAAAACACTGAGCTAACGATTGAAACGGTAACTCTTGGATTTAATAGCGCAACTACTTTTGAAAATGCGGAAATCGGTGCAGAAGAAGAAACTGATCAGCAGTTGCGAGAGCGTTTCTGGGTAAGCCGAACCAAGAATGCGACGAATTCGGCTGAGGCTATTACAGCTAAAATCCGAGCGTTGCCAGATGTTGAGCAAGTCCGCACGCTTGAAAATAATAGTAATCAACGTGACAAATTAGGAGTCGAACCACACTCTCTCAATATCATTGTAGAGGGGGGCGAAGACAGCCAAATTGCAGAAGTTATTTATTATAACAAAGGTGCGGGTGTGGGATTGCAAGGCTCAACTGAAGTGACTTTTCGGCGTGATAATGAGCCTCGTTTAATTCGTTTCGATCGCGCAGTAGCTGTTGATATTCAAATTTCAATGCGCTGTGTTCGATATGAAGATTTTACTGAAATTGATAAAGATGAGATTAAGAGATTACTGACGGCTCAAAAATTCAGCATTGGTCAAACCGTCTCGCTCTCACGTCTTTATTCACCGATAAATCAAGTTGGTGGTTTCTGGATTAAAGAGCTCAAAATTGCGCGCAAAGGACAAGCGTTGAAAGCAGAAAATGTGGTGTTGCAACCGCGTGAATTAGCTCGCATTTTGAGTGCAGATATTAGTATTGAGGTGGAATAATGGCTTATTCCGATTTGCTAATTTGGCAATACCAAGGAAAACCAAAAGCTCTTGCTACAATCCAACTATTAGAAAATGTGATTGCACAAGGGTTTATTGATTTATATCAATTACAAAATGTCCTCAATATCGAAACCGCAACAGGCGATCAGCTTGATTTAGTAGGTAAGCATGTAGGGCAAACTCGAGTTATCAACGGTTATCAGTTACGCAAGTTCTTCGGTTTTCAAAATGCGCAAAATGCAATGGGTTTTAGTAGAACAAGACAAGGAGGCGGACAGTGGTACCGAAAACGAGATCCTCTCGCCGATTCTGTGCGGTTATCCGATGCAGACTATCGTTTCTTGATAAAATGTCGAATTATTAAAAATTATCAAATAGGCACGCTATCGAACATCATCGAAGCGTGCCGTTTTATTTTCGGCGTCGATTGTCGAGTGGTAGATAATTTAAATATGACCGTGACTGTGACCGTGAATAATGGTTTATCCACAGACTTTGTCAAGTACGCAATTAATCATCTTGATATTCTTCCGCGACAAGCCGGAACGGAAATTATTTTTGAACTCCAATAGAGGTGCTTTATGGCATTACACAATAAACCAGATGAATACATTTTTGCTTCCGAGGCGAAACAGGGTGAAGTAGATAATTTTCCCGATCTACCAAGAGGGTGGGGAATTTCTTTTGAGCAAACAGGCGGCATTCCGCCAATGGAATGGTTTAACTACTTATTTAAACGAATAGATGAAAAATATGGTTACTTAATGCAGCGTGGTTTGTCGGAATGGTCAGCAACACAGGATTATCCTAAAGGCGCTTTTGTGCAACATAAAAACTTAAGTTATAAAGCATTAACAGCGAATAAAAGTAAGGAACCGGGAGCAGTGAATGCTGCTGATTGGCAACGATGGGGATTCACGCTAACGGAGATAGCCAAAGCTACGCTTCAGCAAGCGGGCATAGTCCAATTAAATTCTGCAACCAACAGCACCAGCGAAACGCAAGCGGCAACGCCAAAAGCGGTAAAAACCGTCAAAGACCAACTCGACAGTGTACAACGCAATCAGGCTAACTACATCCCAAACAGCAAAAAATCCAATGCGGTTAATAGTGCGTCATCTGATACGGTGGCAACTTCGGTTGCGGTTAAAACAGCTTATGACAAAGGAGTGGAAGCAAAAAACGCTGCTGATAATGCTAACAACAATGTAAACAGACGTGCGTTTGGACTTGCATTATCAAACGAGGATTTAAACAGCATTGCTGTTACCGGCATTTACGGACAATCTTTAAATTCCAACTCAACATCAGCTCGACATTATCCAATAGAACAAGCCGGGAAGCTGATAGTGACTGGAAGCTCCGGCTTTGGCGCACAGCAGCTTTATATCAGTTATCACGATAATCACATTTATGCGCGAGGGAAAAATCAAAATGGTTGGAGTGACTGGAAACGCATTGACGGCTTAAACGGAGTGTCAAAATCGGGCGATACGATGACCGGAAATCTGGTCATTGATACGGATGATTCGTTGCTTAAAGGTAAAAGAAGCGGGGTGAATAAATATGCTGTCGGGCTACGAAATAGTACAAGTAACGATGTTGTCGTGCTCAATTATACTGATAATACCTCGATCGAATTGCTTGCGAATTCGGTTTACTCAAATAAAACGCTTGTCGCGCCGGGAATGATTCTGGAGGATTCTGATTGGACGGGATTAAATATAAAAAATTTATCGGGTCGCTACGTCAGATTTGAAGGCAATCCTCATTCCGCAACTAACATGCTGACTATTATGTATAGGGAAGCAAACGGAACAAATATTAATACGGTTTCTTTGCGGAAGAAAGGCGGTACGCTGGCATTACTTGAAGATTTTACCTATCAAAAAATTGGTAATTTCGAAGTTAGACGCTATCCAGACGGAACGATGATTCAGACTTATTTCGCTGAATTCAATGATATTTTCGGCGCTAACTCCGGACTGGGCGGTTCTGGGCAAAAACAATTAACTTGGGCTGCGGCTTTTGTTGGTAAACCCATAGTGTTTGGCAACATCACCACATCTCTAGAGGAGAATCATAATGCAGGAGTAAATATACTTACTAAATCAACAAACACTACATTATATTGGTATAACTATGAGAGTGGTAGCGCTAATCAGAGGTTGTGCCGCTTGCAATTTTTGGCAATCGGGAGATGGAGATAATGGCAATTTATTTTAAAGACGGATTTTTTAATGATGATTTTGGCGGGTTTGTGCCGGAAGGCGCGATAGAAATCAGCGAAGAAAAATATATTGAGTTGCTTGAGGGGCAAGAGCAAGGAAAACAAATCATCAGTGATAAACAAGGAACCCCAGTACTGCTTGAGCCACAACCCAGTCCGGCTCACGAATTAAAAGATGGTGAGTGGATTATTTCAAAAACCAAAATAACCGCACTTACCACCCAACGCAAAACAACCCTTTTACAACGCATTGCGGACAAAACCGATCAATTTAAAATGCAATATCTGCAAGGGTATTCTCAAGCCGAGATTGACAGTTTTTACCGTCAAGAACGTGAAGCGAGAAATGAATTGCCGGAAATGATTTTAACTGAAATCTTCAAGGGTCGTGACGACTTAAAAAACATTGAAGAGTTGAAACAAAAAGTCATCGAAAAAGCGGATTTGTTCGCCATTGTGATGGGTAAACTTTTTGCAATTAAGCAAAATTTTGAAACCCATATCGAACAAGCGCAAACGTTAGAAGAACTAGACCAAATTGAACAGGAGATTGAGCAATGGCAAAAACTGTAAAACACAAGTTAAAAAATTGGGGTTATAACGTCATTATCGCGATTGACCAATTATTTAACGCACTCACGGGCGGTGGTGCAGATGAAACATTATCCAGCCGCACCTACCGCCGTGCGGTTTTAACGCAAGGTAAGCCGAAAAAACGTTGGCAAGTGTTATATCGCCTGATTAACGGGCTGTTTTTTGACAAAAATCACTGTAAAACCGCTTATGAAAGTGAGCTTTCCCGCAAACAATATCCACAGGATTTTGCATAA